TGTTCATCATAAAAACTCATATTAAATACCTTTAAAAAACAAAAAAAAATTATACCAATTATCTATATGGATATATCATTGTTATCTTTACTATTTTTTATAATTATAACGATTGGTTATTTTTTGGCTTTAAAACCAAAATTAACACTGGATCAATTAGGGCCTGATTGTTACACCGACTATAAGAATTCTATATTTCCTAAACTTGCTCTGTATCTCTTGATTGTATGCTTGACACAATTTCTTTTAAATACTGCTTACTTAACTAACAAATGTGGTGGCGAGGTTAAGAACAATATTGGCCCCGCTGCGTTATACACGTTTTTTCCGTGGCTCATTATTTTTGGCATCATAATTGCGATTCTAATTATTTTTCCGGGGTTCAAAAGTGCGTTTTCAGATGTGATTGGATACTTTGCGATTGCTGGGTCAGCAAAAACGCTGTTTGCGAATATTATGTTAGATGCTGACCTTAATGCGAAAATAGCAGGATTATCAGATACAAAAAAGAAAGCGGAAATAACAACCGCCGCCGATACTCTAGTTAAGATGCTTGGGAATAAATCTATATTAATTAATCAGATCACACCAGACAACTTTTTGAGTTCGTGGGATTTATTGAAACCGCTTATGAAGGATACCATTATAGGCCAAGTTGAAGTTGATAATAAAGCCAAGTTGTTAGATTTGGTTGTGCTAAAGGATAATATAGGTGAGGCATTCTGGTATGTTTACACTGCTATTTTGATTTCATCCGTTGTATATTATAATTTAGCTAGCCGAGGGTGTGTTAAGAGTGCTGCTCAAATAAAAGCAGGATATGATAAATATCAAGAAGATCAGGCAGCAAAGGAAGCCGAAGAAAAAGCAAATACTGCGACAGTTGTATTAAATTAAATTAAACAATTTTGGGATATGCTAAATAATACAACACAAACAAATAACATAAAATGCCTAGAATAATTGATAATAGCCAAATTGGCAAAATTGTCTTGTTTTTATAGCCTACACCAAACTCTCTTAAGCTGCCATCTGGTTTATATAAGAATACTGGTTTTATTGTATGTACAAACCAAAATAGTATGACGAATAAAACTATTGCGGCTATTGTTACATTTTCTGCTATAAATTGTCTTAACATTGGTTATCTCTAATATATCAATATTTAAAAAACTATTAGGTATTAACCTTTTTAAAAATATAAATTATCTAAATAATTTATTTATATAATTTATATTGGTTCACATTTACTTGTTTTCTTATTCCATCGTGTTCCGTTTGGACATCTAGATCTTTTTACTGTAGGTTTACTTTTTGTTTTTGATTTAGATGATGAACTTGATGATGAAGAACTCTTAGACTTAGACTTAGACTTAGACTTTGACTTAGACTTAGACTTAGACTTTGACTTGAATAAGGAAGATGAAAAGGGTGATATTGGTCTAATTTCTTCCTTGGGTGGTGAAAGGGATGATATCGGTCTAATTTCATCTTTTGCAGGTGAAATAGAAGGAATTGGTTTTAATGCCGCCATAATCGGTTCTATTTCCGATCTGTATCTATCATAAGTGGTCTCCTTGTAATGTAATATTGGAAACTTCTTAACATCATACTTTGGTTCTCTCTGAATAATTTCAAGCCAGTTGTCGCCATTTTCGTCCAAAGGGTTTTTAATAATATCCAGATGCTTGTATTTTGTTTCATTAAAATGATAAATATAAATATCTTTAACTGTTAATCCGTATTGTTTCAATATATGCGATCGTGCCTGATAATGTGATAAATTGTATTGAACTGGTAAATTGTAATATGAATTATTCACATATTCAAATAACGTCTCATTTGGATACTTACACTCGTGTTGAACAACATCTTGTATTTTTTCCTTGTATTTATTGAATAGTGTCATACTTGGATATATAAGCATAACTCCGCCATTTATTCGCCCCATTTCTTTACATTTTGAAAGCACTTCTTCGGGATTGTTGCGAATTTTTTGATTATTTTTTAAATTTGAGTTACCAATATAATATGTTAGTACAGCAGGCGTTTCTAAACCAAAAATATGATCAATATTTCTCATAATAACCATATCCGATTCAATAATACAGACCTTGTTGTACTTCTTTAATGTGTAAGCAAAAATAAAATTACACGTCCTTAATGTGTTAAAATTGCTGTATCCACTATTAAAAGATACGTCATATGTTATATTTCTATCATCATATGGAACTACCTCGGTTACTAATGGTCTTATTGCGTCCACAAACGCAGTGGGTGTGTCATTTACCGAATATAAATATATGATATCATTGTTTGTATTTTGACGCAACATTTTGAAAAAATACAGCTCTAATTCTAAATATACTGGATTGCTTCCAAAATGGATGATCGCGAAGGCATATCTTTCTTTTACTGCTTTTGCTACTGCTTGCGCTTGCGCTTGTGCTACTGTTTTTACTACTGCTGTAGGTGCTGCTACTGCTTGTGCTACTGCTTGCGCTTGTACTACTGTTTTTACTACTGCTGTAGGTGCTGATGCTGCTTGTGCTTGTGTACTTGTTTCTAGTTTTTTTATTAGTGAAGAAGGAGGTTTATATGAAGAAGGAGGAGGAGGAGGAGGAGGAGGAGGAGGAGGAGGTTGTTGTTTAGATTGACTTGTCTCTGATTTTTGTTGTTGTTGCTTATTAATTAATTCTTTAAAACTTTTCATTATTATTGTTATATTATATTGTGATTTTAAATATAATATAATTATTGATTGCTTGCTAAATAACCTTTAATTATTCTTTTATGTCGTCTAGTTTTATTTAAATATCTAGGATTTTTAGCTTTGTTTTCAGTTTTTGAAAGTTCTACTGGTATCATATCATCCCATATGCCTATTTTAGCTGTTATATTATATCCTATATTTTTTGAATTTTGGATTATTCCGCGGAACATTCCCGAAGAATTGTGATCCATAGAAAAATTACCCTGTTTATCTACTGCAATAATTCCTCCAGAACCACTTGGCAAATAATTGAATACCGAATCATGACACGCTGTTATTAAATCTTTTCCAGCATATTTTATTCTTGCTGCAATATCATAGGCGGCAACACGGCGCATAAATTCTTCACCCCAACCTGTTGCTGATACTGCACAAGTATCATTATTTGCATATGTACCTGCGCCAATTATTGGAGTATCACCTACACGACCACTCATTTTATTTGTAATACCACCAGTAGATGTGGCTGCTGCTAAAGTTCCTTTATATAAACAAACTGCTCCTGATGTACCAACTTTACTATTTTTATCAGATACAATCCTATCCGTTTTTACTCCAGTAGAAAAATATGAATTATTAACCATTGTAAGACCATTTTGTTTTGCAATATTCTCGGCTGCTTCTCCAATAATATAATTATGGTTTGTTTTATCCATTACTAATCTTGCTACTGAAATGGGATTTTTTACTCTTTGTATTAATGAAACTGATCCACATTTGAGTGTTTTTCCGTCCATAATTGCCGCTTCTAATTCGTATGTTTTTTTGTCTGTTGAAACTGATCCTTTACCTGCGTTAAATAATGGATTATCTTCAAATAATTTGACAGCAAATTCACAAATGTCTACTGCTGTTATATTTGAATTTGTTTTAATAAATTTATAAATATTATTAATTATAGATTCAAGTGCCGCATAATATGACTTATCATCAATATTTTTACTAATATCTCCAGCGCCTCCATGAATTAATACACAAAACTTAGATAGGGATTTATTTATTTTTTTGTTTTTAAATGTTTTCATTATATTATATTGTGATTTTAAATATAATATATTATTTTTGCTCTCTAAATATTTACTAATCATCATAAGCAAAGTTATTATCATCTCCATCACCATCATCATTATCACGGTCTCCATTAATATCATCATCATCATCCATACCGCCCATCCTAAACTCATCCGCATTAGCAAATTCATCCGCTTCTATATCATCCATCGCTTCATCTAAAAATATGTCCACATTTTGGTCTGTAACATTTACGTTTTTCCTCACATTTTTCTCCACTTGAGCAATTTTCTCCATCATATCTTTCTCCTGGTCATAATTCTCCGGGTCATATTCTTTAATACCTTTATTTAAACCCTTAGACCAAACACCCAGCTTATTGATTTTCAAAATAGTATCAACTTCGCGCTCTTCTTCTGATAAATTCTTAAGACGATCTGTAAATGTGTATTTCTCAGTTTCTTTTAATTTAAATACCCGATCCATTACCGTTTTGTAAGATAAATCAATTGTATCCTTTGAATCCATCATCATTGTAATATAAGAAACTAACAAAGATGCCACATTTTCCTGTAATTTAACCACATCGCCTTCCATATATTGCTGTTCAGTCTCTGTGAATCGCAGTTGCTGCTCTACTAAAAAGTCTGAACTAAATATATCATCTTTGTCACTTTTTGATTTAACTAACATTCTTGTAATCATTTCGGGATTCTTTGCTAAACTAATATATTCGGTAAAAACTAGCAGCATATAATACTCATACAATAATGTAGACATTCGCTTATCAAATATAGAATAGGTGTCAATATCGCCCACTCTTATATTTGTTAGTGCGGGTGTTTGTTCAGATAGTAAAACTACAGCAGCACATCTACTTTGTATTTCATAGAGTAGATTCTTAATTGTACTATTATCATAGAATTTTCGCAATGGCTCATAATATGACTCCACAATATTTTTTAGATCCTGACCGTGTTTTTGAGATAAACCCCAATATGCTGGAGGAGCCATTGACTGGACCTGCTTATTTAAGATCATTGTTGGTAAAACAACTGAGAGCAAAGAGATGAATGTTTTGAAATAATTAATATAATTGTACATTCCGTCATCTGAAATAGAATCCGTTGTCTTAACTTCTTCTTCTCCTTCTTCTTCTTCTCCTTCTCCTGTTTTGTCAAAATCCCAATTTGTTAGTTCATTCAAAAAAGCAACAACCTTTTTAAGATCATTCCTTCCAATCTTTGATTTCCTTTTAACAAAATCTATGACTTCTCTTCGCATTTCTGTATTAGCGCGATCTAAATAATTCTTCATAGTTCTCATATCCTCAGTATCTTCCTGTATTGACACGTCATATGTATCTAACAATGTCTCCATTTTGTCTCTGAAAACACGAGCAACAACTTGTTCATCATTTTCGTCCATTTTTACAAGCAACTTACCCAATGTATCTGAATAAGATGGTCTATTAAATGCTAAGGAAATGGGGATTATGTTTTCCCTACTAACAATTTGAAACATACGCAAAAATGCCTCCTTGGAATAATTGCGTCCTTCACGTTTCAGCTTAGCAATCTTTTCTTGTAGTGAATCATTCTTTGATAAGTAATCAGGTTTGCTTACACAAATTGTGGCCAATTCATCACTCATTGGCACCGACGATTGAAACCTACATAAATCAATAAATGCTCTGTAAATTGTATCCTCGCTGTAAGCATTTGGTATCTCAGGAAAAACACGTTTGGTATCAACTTCACTCAGCATAATTGCGCTCTCTGTTAAAATCTTGACATCATTCATTACCTTTGACAATTCCCTGACAACATTATTATTTACTTCAATATTGGGGTTCTCCTTGACAAAATATTGTAATGCTGTTAGTGTACCATTTTCCTTGTCATTACAGCAAGCATTGTCCATAAAAGGCTGATTTGACGCTTTCATTAACAAATCCTTCTTATCAACTATTTGCTGTATTTCTTCCTGAAGAGCAAGCGAATAAGCAATAATTTTGGACTCTATAACTAACATATCTTCAATTTGCTTAGGACTTCCAATCTTAATATTATGTAACATTTGGTCATTAAACCCGGAACTAACATTTTGTAGGCCTTTTACGTGGAAACGCCTCAATGGTGGCAAAAAATTGGTCCATTTGGCCATATTATGCTCATCCGGAATGCCAATTTCGGGATTCTGTAACAAATAATCAACTTTCTCTCTAATCTTCTGTTCCACCTCTGAATAAGGCAACAAGAATTTAACAGTAAACAGTTTAATACGATTTGCCAACTCTTCTTCTTTGATTCGTGCTAAGGAATCCCAAGGCATCGTCTTACTTCTCATTTTAAACGCAACACACGCCAAATATTTGAGACCAGTATCGTCACCCTCTCCCTCAAAGGGGAATCCACTAAATGATCTCACACAGCCCGGAAATGTTTTGCGAGTTTTTACAGAAGGAATACTCGTTTGTACACCAATCAAAAACATACCAAGTGTCAGCATCATAAGTGTAGAACTATAAACAAGGCCATATTCGGGCAATTTCTTTCCCTTGATCGCCGCCTGCTTCTCCTTCTCTCTATATACAGATTCCTTATCAATAATCCTTATATCACTCATTAGTTCAGTGACAACCTTGATAATAAAATCACTGGAATGATCAATATTGATTCCCATATTTGACGCAATAGAATGAATAATATTGAAGACCATTTGACCATCAGGCGACAACATTTTGGATTTATTTGACGCATTAGCAGCAGTAACATTGTTAGTATCTTGTTCCATAATATCACGACTTTTCATCTTGAAACCATCCTTGTATCCTTCTTCAACATCAGCATCAATTTGACATATTACTTCGCCACTATTAACATCTACCCAAGCATCACCATTGGCACTTAGACGGCCAATATCTTGTTTCAACAAATTTAAAACGTTTTCATAATTATCAGGAGCATTCACAAAATTGTAAGCTAAAATTGCTCTGAATTGCGGCATCAATTTTGTATCCGTGTCTTTACAATATACCCACCATTCGCTTTCCATTTCTCCATCGTGAACATTAGCCATCTCTGTATTACCGTTACGACCATACATTTCTACAAATCGCAAAATATCATTTTGCTTTTTAACAAAATCTTGTTGGCTTGTAATTAGATCACGTAATTTGGTATATGGACTAACAACCTGGGTTTTAAGCTCGTCTGATACTTGTAATCCAAGATTATATTGCTGCATATTGTATTTCAGATTCGCATCTAATTTCAATTTCTGTAGCCTAGCATAAATATCATCATAATAGAGCGCCTTAGCAGTTACAATTTTATTAAACTGTTCCTTTGTCATTTGATAATTCTTATCAAATTGATCCATAATTTGTTTTAAAGCATTGGAAACCATTGTGTCACGCGTGACCTCTGTTGACTCGCAAGCATCATCCGTCTTATTCGGCTTAAATAAGCAGTCTGTCTGGATATTACATAATACATCTTCGTCTTTAATAAACCACTGGGGATCAATATCTGTCGCTTTTGACCATTCATCATCTTTTCTGACATAATATTCAAGACCATTTACTTCGGAATTGGGACCGTCGCCTTCCGAAACTGAAAGCATCGCATATTGACCATTAGCCACCTTTTTAGCACGATTCACAAGTGTTTCAGCCATATACGCAGCAGTTCTCTCGTCTTTTTTGAATTTATTTGTTAGTTGATCAGTCAAGAAAATGATCATTTCCTCGGGATTTAATGAATCGCGTTCTTTTTTATAAGTAACATCAATCAATTCATAATTTGTATTATCAAAGTCCTTGTCAAAGTAAATATCGTTACCATTATCTGCTTCAAGCATTTCTCTAGAATAGTATTTCTTGGCTATTACATAAGAAGTACAAGTGTCCTCTGCGGCATTTTTCTCCAATTGCGCTTTTAACGCATCCTTATCGGCTTGAAAAATACTCTTTAACTCGTCTGGATACATCAATTCCATATTACTAAATGCGACTGAGTTATTGAATAAATTACCATAATCATCTACAGTGACTTTCTTCAACAGTTCCGAACTAGACATTGCGTATAATTTTGCTCGGTCTTGTAATCCATATGCTTCAAAAACGATCCCTCTTATATCCGGATTATTATCAAACAATTCAAAAAAATCATTAGTGTATTTGTTTGGTATTTTCATATTTCTTAAGACCGAAAATGCTCTGCTATATTCTACATATGTCTTGTTATATTCGCCAATTTTTTGCTTAATAAACTCGTTAAAATCAAGGTATTGCTTGTATGTCAAGTCATTGGAATACACTAGAAAGGGCTCCAAATAGGATATGATATTCACCATTGACAAACTACCGCCAATGTATTTCTTAACCAAATTGAAAATGATCCGGATCTTGGGGATAATAATCTTCAAAAAGTGTTCGTATATTTCTAAATTGGTAACGCCTTCGGGTCTTTCAAATGACGATAAGTTTAAAAAATAATCTTTGATATCATCTACAAAATTCTCATTCTCATATTCTATTTCGGTCTCCAAATCACTGATTTCAACCTTGGTATAATTGGTTTTCTGTTTCAGCATTTGCCAATAGTTCAAAAAATTAAGACCTAAATTTGCTTTAACTAACAAACTTGAGCCTGGTAAATTAATTTGTGAGAACCGGATTGCCGGTTCTGGAAGTGTTAGAACGGAATTGATTGACATATTATCATTTGGTGTTAGTTTGACACGATGCGCAATCATCTTGCTACCTTTTAAATTGGTTGCTTCTAGACGATCAAGACCCAGATTGTATCTCTCTATAACAAATTTTCTTGTTTGAACCTGATCATTGTCTACAACCGACGAATACAAGTCAGTCAAATTGTCTATGATTACGTTAATATCACTTGCCACGTTGCCATTTACAATAATGCCATTTGCCGCCGTAAATACGCTCTCAGACGCATCCGGAAACACTGGATCAAACGGCGTTAAATATGGGTTTACTGCGCTATAAAGCTCACTATATCTATTTTGCCCATCAGCAGTCGCATTTGCTCTGTAATTTTTAAATAATGTAGACAATTCTAATAAATCCTCATTCTGCTTGATGTAGAAAACATCATTTTCATTCTCTTTCATTTCAGGAGTGTAAACCTTCTTAATATTCTTAGCAACTAACATAATCCAGTAAAGAGTGTTCTTGAATTTTGACAAGTAATCAGCAAGAGGGCGATCATCTGCTGTCTTCTTTACGATGCCTGTAATATTATTGTTAATGTCAAATTTGGATGATAAATCACGCAATTGTAGAAAACGAGTAATCATTATATGGATGCTATTTAATACACTGGGTGTCCTTCTGCCACTAGGGATTGTTGAAACCATCTCCTCTAACAAGTCATTTGTTTGTGTTTCAATATTGAAACGATATTTGTCCTTGTCTATGTTTACAAACTCTTGGATCTTAACTATATCGCCAAATACAATTGCGTCGCCTTCTATTAGAAATTGCTTCACCTTATCTCTAATATTGCGCTTGGGGACAGCAATGTCTTCTTCTCGTATTTCACCTTCTTCTAATTCCCCTTCTTCTAATCCTTCTTCCAATCCTTCGTCCAATCCTTCGTCTAATCCTTCCTCTAATCCTTCCTTTTGTTTTGCGTCAGGTGGTGGTCTAATTTCAAATGTCTCAATTGGCAACTTTTCAGGAATGCCCTGATACGCAAAGTTAATGTAAATTGTGTCATCATCAGTCGTTCTTAATTCAATCATATCTTCTTCTAAATTAGTAATCTCTCCTGTAATCACTGTTGGATATTCGCCTCCAAAATATATATTGACCCACTTGCCTGGAACCAAATCATTTTGCCTGGCAAACCCATCATTTGGATTACGACTAATTATTTTGATTTCAGTAATCGTACCTGAACCAATTGTGCCATCCGATTTAATATTCAATTGCGTTTCTTCAAATGATTTTACATCCACCAACTTAATTTTTGTGGGATCTATATACGTAATAATAAACGTATTTTCATTTAATATTTCATTAGTGGGATCTAAAATATAAATGACATCACCTAGTTTTAGAATGACTTCTGCTTCTTCTTTAACTTGTACCGCTTCTTTAGATATGTCTAGTTCTTTTGATCCTTCGCCTTCTAATCCTTCTAATCCTTCGCCTTCTAATACTTTGACATCTTCTTCTTTAGATTCTTCTTTTTTTTCTCCTTCTTCTTTATTGGCTCCTGTTATTCTATTCACTAACGAATCAGCCGCCGAAGTAATTTGGCTTATAATACCCTTTTCTTCTTTTGCTTCTTCTGCTACTGGTGCTACTGCTTTTGCCTCTAAAATGTCTCCTATAGGTTTTACCGCTGTTTCCTTACTAATGTCTTTAATTGGTGAGTCAGATGATTGTGACATTATCTTATATTTATAATAGAAATTTTTTATCTATACGGAAATCTAATGGATATAATTTGTCCCAAATTAAAAGTAAAAAGGTTTAAAGACTACTTCAATAAATAATATAAATAATGTCAATACCAAGCGTTTATAATTTGTCTGAAATAACCGAGTTTGCTAGATTATTAAATGATAGTGCTTCTGATACTGAAGATAATAGTCCTATTAATATAACTAATTATTCTACTAAATCAAATGAGAAATATAGAATTGTGAGATACAATAGGAATTTTCTACATAAAGCACAAATAGGCAAATATGGTTTGTTCCGATCTGTCATCATTAATGATGCGAATCGTGTCGTATGTTTTTCACCACCTAAATCAGTACCCGCTGACCAGTTTTTACAGATGTATCCTTTACCAAATGATAATGATAATGATAATGATAATGAGAATAAGGAAAAGCCCAAGTCTATTATTGCGCAGGAGTTTATTGAGGGCACGATGATCAATGTGTTTTTTGATCCTTCTGTCGGGTTAACTGGCTGCTGGCAAATTGCTACACGAAGCACTGTGGGCGCCAATGTGACCTTTTTTAAGGGCGCGACTAAAACCTTTAATGAAATGTTTATGGAGGCTTGTGTAGCAAATGGACTATTCATTCATACTCTTAACCCAAATTTCTGCTACAGCTTTGTTCTACAACACCCTGAAAACCGAATTGTTGTGCCATTTTCCAAACCTCAATTGTATCTAGTTGACGTATTTCAAATCATTCAAGATTCTAATAATGTTGTAAAAGTCATTAGTCAAAAGATGTCCGATGTGAGGCAATATGGATTCTGGGGTCTAACGTCCATTCGGTTTCCCGAGACCTATGAATTTACGAGTTACACTGAACTAATTGAAAAGTTTGCCAGTCCAAATACACCCTACAATGTTCTAGGCATCGTTGTTCGCAATTTGGACACAAATGAACGCACCAAGTTTAGAAATCCAATTTATGAGGAGGTGCGTCACTTGCGAGGCAATCAGCCCAAGATGCAGTATCAGTATTTGTCTTTGAGACAGGCAGGCAAGATTCCCGAGTTTTTGAAGTTCTATCCGGAGACCAAGAATGAGCTGTCTGGATACAGAGATCAGCTACATATGTTCACAAACACGCTTTTCAAGAACTACATTTCGTGCTACGTGAAGAAGGAAAAACCTTTAAATGAGTTCCCTGCTCAATACAAGACGCATATGTTCAAGATCCACGAACACTATTTGACTAATTTGCGGGAATCAAAGGGATCAATAAATAACACATATGTCATTGATTATGTGAATAAGCTGCCATCAAGTCTTTTAATGTTCTGCTTGAATCATAGTTTGAGAAAGCGCAATGTGGATACTTTGAAGGCTGATTTGGTTTAAAGATTGTAAAAGTAAAATATATTATTTGTAAGTTTATTACATATAATATTCATAATTTAATTAGATACCTAGTTCATTTAATACTCTTAGTCCGCTATTATACGCCGCGTGAAGAGACCCATAATATATTGGATCCGTATGCTCACCTGCGAAAAATATAGTATTGCCTATATTTTGATATACCTTTTGAATATCAGCATCTGTAATATTGGCGTCGTGATAAGAGTATGCTCCCTTGCTAAAAATATCCTCTTCCCACCTAGTCACGTGTCAAGCTTTTGGCTCTGGAACCAGTGGATAATAGTTATGTAATTGTGTTAACATTGTTTCAATGATTTCTTCATCACTTTTGCCCACCAAATTCCATCCAATATTAGCCGGACAAATTGCCTCTAGAATTGGCTTATTCTTGGAAAACTTATAATTATTCCATAATATGTAGGGACATATGTCTTCTTTTTTATCTTTTACATCTTTGTTAGAATTTAAATAGTAATTTGTGCCACTTGTCTTTGGATTGTATGTCAAAAACATTGGCACATCATCCTTCCAAAACACGTCTTCCTTGGCAAATTCTATTTGGATCTTCTTATAGGAACCCATTTTGATTTTAGCTAGCGCTTCTGTTTTATTAGTTTCAAGTGGCGGAACAAAGTGTATATTCTTTAGAGGTTCAGGCGGTATTGTTATACACAATTTGTCACAATGATAAACTTGTCCAGAACTTGTGACAACCTCTACATAATAGCTGCTATAGTTTATATTTGTTACAATCTGGTTACACTTGATTTTATCCTGTAGATTTGGAATTATTGCTGAGTTTATAAGCGCTTCAATGAGAGTTTTGGCGCCATTTTTAAACAAATAATGCGACCCACCATAGTCGCCAAATAATGCGTTGTTATACTGACCTTTGTTATCATTTTCATTAATATTCAAGAAATCAGTTGATAATGTTTTAACACTGCCGCCACACCAGACTTCAATCATATATAAGAAACTGGACAGATCGTCATCTAATTCTATGTCTGATTCATATTCTTTACATTCACTATAACCTTGTTTGTTTGTTAGTTGCTCAAATGCTTCAATAATTGTTTGGTTAGGCATATTGCCCATTTTAGCTGCCAATTCATTCCATTTTGTAGCCAATTGTTGCCGCTTGTCTTCTGAAATAGTATGAGTTGACGACATATACTCTATTTCTGTATTCTCCGAGTGCATCCAAGGGTTACATTTTGAAACTGGGATCAGATTATTGAAATCTAGTAATTTGTTTAATGGGTTACAATCGGAACCGTGAAGCCAAGCTGCGCCCATATCCATATTTGAGTCACTTGTAAAAACACGGCCACCAATACGATCGCGTGCTTCTAAAATTAGTAACGGCTTATCCGCAATTTTTGACGCAATTGTCAACCCGGAAACACCAGCGCCAATTATTAGAACTGGATTAGAACATTTTATATAGATTATATGCCATAAACTATATAAATCGCCTATATCACAGCAATTAGCAAATTCTGGTATTTTATTAAGAATTGTTTTGAATTCCGAATATTTGTTATCGAGTAATAATAAGACTATTTCATTTGTTAGTTCAATACATTTTATTGGCTTGGTTTTATTAAGATTATTTTCAAATCCCAAATTATCTATCTCTTTAATAAACTCGTTTTTAAATGCGTATTTTTGAGAAAGTGTTTTGACTTCTTCTTTTAAAAAAGAAAATATTGTTTGATTTAAAATCATACAGAGATGTATATATTATCATTACAAAACATCTTTTAAATAATTATAAAAATAATATAAGAGTTTGTTAACAATTATATTATTCTGTTTAAATGGCGCAAATTGGTTCCTATGTGTATTTAATTGACTTCAAAGACGGGAGCGAACAAGAAGTACTAACAAAAAAAGAATTACAAGATTCTGTTGACGATATATACGACAATATATCGCAAATTGTTAAGCAATATAAGCTTCAATATAATGGTAGAAAAAAGAAGATTAATATGACGTTGTATTTGGAAACAGAGATTTTTTCGGCTGTAGAATATATTGATCATTATAAGAGCTTGTCTAAAGAAGAATATGGTACTAATTTTTTGAGTGATTTTGACATTGAATTAATCAATATGTTTAATTAATGGTTTGTTTAAGGACCACCATCTGCTGCTCTAGTTCCTGATTTTCGTTGTTCAACAGCAGCAAACTTTGTTCTGCTGCCGTCAAATAGCCCCTTGATCTGTTGTAAATTCTCAAGTATTTGCTTAAATATAGTTTTCAACATTTGCTTGACATATTCCTTACCTAAATTGGGCTCCACAATGGAAATGCGCAATAAACTATCTGAATCGTGAGGGTGCATCTTCTTGAAACCGACATACGACACCTTCTTTAAATCATTGTAATATATATCATAAATCTCATAATTCAATATGTTGCCAACTGTATAATCCTCATTCACTAGGATAACATCATAAGTATTTTCCATTGTCACGTTTGCTGGTTTTATTTCCATTTCATCCGCATCCAATAATCTCTGTTGTTCTTGAAACTTGTCTAGTAAAATTTCACACGACTTTATGATTAATTCAGTATTTTCGTAAATACCAACCGTCTGTAAAACAAAGTCAAAGCTCCTTCTCTTGACATAACGCATACCTTCAAGCAGTTTCCAGTTGGTGGACTCAAAGTTGACCTCATTCTCACTCTTGCCTTCCTCCTGCCATTTGTGCTTGCGAATGCCCAACTCAGTATTGATTTTGGTCTCATCCGGAGTACATCCATAAGCACAAGTAGCGGTTACATTAAACATACTATCGTCTCTCGCAGTAGACACAATGAGCTCACAAGTCAACTTGATACGCTCACCGGGCAACTCATCCGAAACCCTGGGTCTTAATTTCACAAAATCAATGAAATACTCGCCCTTGCCGGTGGGTGGAATATAAGGAGGGAATATCTTGCGCAAATCGGCTTCATCTAAATATGAGTCGGTTGTTGTATTTCGTATTCTGAAATCTTTAGTAGTAACATAGATTGAAGTATCAGTTTTATTCTCAACGTCAATCTCTAGCAAATAGTTCTTAAAAGGAATAGCCAAATCCTTAATACAGATCGGAATACAACTTAAGCGTTGTTTGATAATCTCATTGTTTAGACGACTTGTGTTGATTGAAATATTTGCTTTGTTTTCTTCATAGGGTGTCGTTTTGAAACAAACCACGGGAATATCCGAAAGAATAGTCCGTCTGATAGCATTCACATAACTAACATCTACACCAGCAATGGTGAATGTTAAAATATCGTCGGATTCCTTTAAATTTTCAAGTTTAGCACTCATTGTATGTATATTATATTGTTGTTATTTTTAAATAAGATTTAGTTCAATTTTATTTAAACAGAAAAATAAATTATTTTTAATAATAATTAGTTAAAAATAAGATACAAATAAACTTATTATAATTTAATGAGTAGCATATTGTATTATAGCAATTTCTGTGAACCGTCTAAGAAGATCATTCAGACAATATCTAAAACTCAAATAGCTAAAGATATTCATTTTATTTGTATTGATAATCGGGTCAAAGACCCATCTGGTAAGGTATTTATTGTTTTACAAAACGGGCAGAAAATTATTATGCCTGAGAATGTTAGTAAAGTACCGGCACTTTTACTTCTCAATCAGAATTATAAGGTGATTTATGGTGACGATATTTACGCCCATTTCAAGCCGACACAGCAGGCTCAAGTAAAACAAGCCACTCAAAATAATATGGAGCCGATGGCATTTGGGTTCGGTGCTTCGGCATTTGGAAGCGGAATCGTTTCTGATAACTACAGTTTCTTGGATCAAAATGACGAGGATTTGAGTGTCAAGGGTAACGGTGGGGTTAGACAAATGCATAACTATGTGTCACTCAATGATTCAATGAATATGACAATGCACTTGCCAACTGATGATACGGAATATAAAACGGATAAATTAAAGGATGGTGAAATGAGTGTTGAGGCACTACAACGTAAAAGAGAACAGGAACTAACAAATATTAAGTATACCTAATTCCACCTTTTTCCGCTACGCTTATAAAAGGTTCAACGAAGTAAGAGCCAAACCATCAAAGTGTTACCAAACCCCTGAAAATTGTATTATTATATTAAAATTGAACTGAAATAAATATAATAATATTGTAACTATAATTAGCTATAGAAAGAAATGGAAAACATAAAGATTCCTTATATTGTGATTGACAGACGTGAAAAAAGTGAAACTAGCATTGAATGTGAGTCTGTTTGTAAATATGAATTACAAGATACTTTATTGAAAGAATTACAAGAGTGTATGGAATATCACGAATTTCGCTTTGTTGATGAAGAGAAGTTGTTTGAAACGGAAGACTTGGAATGTGACGAATGTGGCTGCCGTGTTGTTCTAGAAAAATACATAACGATTGTCAATGAAGTAAAGTTTTGTAGTGCTTGTAAACCCATTATGACAATAGATAAAAGTATATATGATCGCTTTCAAAAATTCCTTGATAAAAAGGGATCTGGTAGTGAAATATGGTATTTTGAAGATGGTGAGTGGGTTAAGTTTACGATTGGTTAAGTTTACGATTGATTAAGTTTACGGTTTATTGTTGAATCGGCAGACAAATTTTGTTTTTGACGGTTTCAAATTGATAAAGTCGTAATTTAAATTTGGTTGAATATTTGGTTTAAATATGTAACGATTAATTGCCCATACATCTAACAAATCTCTTACATCTATTTTGTAACTATTTGACTTACTAACGCAGATTTTCCAGGGCTTCATACATTGGCAAAAAATATATTTGGGTATCAATGGCATTTTATTTATATTTTACAAGTATTTTTTATATTGTTTTTACACCTTTTTATATTTCAAACGCCGACTCTTTGAGTCGGCATCTTTTAATGTGAAAAGGCAACTGTTACTTTTTAGCGTAGCAAAAACCGATAAATTGCCTTTGTTATATTCTGTAACTTTGTATAAATTCTGCGAAGCAGAATTATGATATATAAATCGGCATTTCAAATGTTAAAAGGTGTAATAAGTGTTTTATTTTTGGTTAAAGAAATTCATCTAGTTCCAATAAGATCTCGGATGGAATTATAATCAATGTTTCAAAAAGAAATGATAAAAAGATTTAAAGATAATCCATACTTTTTATTTAATGTCGTCTAACGTACTAACAATTTTTAATGATCATTTTATTGAATTTGTATCCGATATTTGTAACATTTTCCCTGATAATGTCAAGATTTTAAGTGCCAAGAATGCTTTAATTGCGATCCGAAAAGCCAATCCAAAAATTCTTGTGAAAATTTGGACCAACTATGTTTGCGAACCATATAGAAATCAAATTGAAAAGGGTGATATTAGTTTCTTTGTTGATAAAGACTATTCCAAGGAGTTTGAGAACCACGGTAACTCAAACAATATAATGGACTATATTAATATGATACGCGAGCCAATTAAAGAGATGAGTGTTAGTAACAAAGAAAAAACAATGAAATATATCCAGAATTTATGTAAGATTTCTTCACTTGTTTAACACTTGTTTAAAGGTGTATAAAAATATGGTGTCAAACGACATTTTAACTGTTGTTACCATATATGCTCTCATAAAATAGCAGATATTTAGTCCATATTTCTCAGTAACACTTTTTTTCCCAAAAGTAAAAAGGGAAATGGATTTTGGACATTTTCAACTTTGTAAGAAATGTCCAGATTTGGAAACCCGAAAAAAGTTTTGAAAATGACCCATTTTTCAGAGTTATCACCATAATGGTCTCAAAATTATTTTAAGAGTTGAAAAAACTGTGACGATAAAAAACAATAATTGGGTGATAACTTTAGGATTATTTTCTGAGTATAAATAAAAAGGTAATAAATGATAACGGAATTACCCCAAAAACCCCTCAAATTTCAGTGTGTTAGTTGTTGCTTTATATCCAGTAACAAAAAAGATTACTCCAGACATTTGTTGACAGCAAAACATCAAGAATTGTCTAAAATGGTAACGAATGGTAACATAAAACCCCATTTTACCCCTGTCTGTGATCAAGCAAAATTTGTATGTAAATGTGGTAATATTTATACATATAATTCGGGATTAAGTAGGCATAAAAAAAAATGTCAAATGGAAATTGCAGTTGAACAAAATAATGACAAAAAAGACAATTTGGTTGAATATCTTATTAAGGAAAACTCTGAATTCAAAGGGTTAATTATGGAACTAATTAAGAAGGAAACAATAAATAATACAACTTATAATAATGTTAATTCTAATAATATTAACAATAATTCATTCAACTTAAATTTATTTTTAAATGAAAAATGTAAAGATGCTATTAATATTGATGAATTTGTTGCTTCTATTAAAATGCAACTCTCAGATTTAGAAAATTTTGGACATCTTGGTTATGTAGAAGGTATAACAAATATTTTAATCAATAATTTGAAGGATCTAGATACATATTCAAGACCAATACATTGTAGTGATTTTAAACGAGAAGTACTTTATATTAAGGAAAATAATCAGTGGACTAAGGAAACAGATGATAAACCTCTTCTCAAAAATGCGATTAGACAAGTAGCAAATAAAAATATCAAACAGATCCAAACTTGGAAAAATTTGAATCCAGATTGTATCTATTCTGATTCAAAAAAGAATGATCAGTATAATAATATTGTGATGAACTCAATGTCTGGTGGTTCGTATGAAGAACAACAAAATAATATTTCACAAATTGTTAAAAACGTTTCAAAGATTGTTGTAATTGATAAAAATATTGAGAAATAAACTAACAAATAATTAAAATATCTTTTGTTATTAGTTTAATTTAAACATATATCTTTTAATTAAAAATATATATGTCGTCAGAAAAACAAGCAAAAGAAAACAAACAAGAAAACAAACAAGAAAACAAACAAGAAAACAAACAAGAAAACAAACAAGAAAACAAACAAGAAAAACAAGGTAAATCATTTGAGGATTTAGAAGTGCCTGCTGAGTTTAGCAAAATTATTAATGATTTTATTGCCGATATTGTGACAACTTTTCCCGAATATAGTGGCCTTATTAAGCGCTGGTGGTCTAATGATGAAACCAGAAAACAACGAGAGATTGCCTTTGTATTTAGGCACTGTGTAAAGACAATTCCTGAACGATTTTTTGACATTTTGTACAAGAATGGCGAGATTTTTGCTGATGACTCGGAGTCCAATACAGAGTTTTTACCCGGCATTGTTTTTAAACAGCTCTGGAAGTGCGATATTAGTGACACAACGAGAGAGACCATTTGGAAGTATTTACAACTGATCCTTTTTTCAGTCATTGGAACAGTTAATAATAGCTCGGAATTGGGCGACACTGCGAAACTGTTTGAGGCAATTAATGAGGATGAATTAAAGTCTAAATTGGCCGAGACGCTAGAGAATATGTCGTCGCTTTTTTCTCAGGAAACTTCCCAAGAAGGAAAAGAAGGAAAAGAAGGAGAAGGAAAAGAAGGAGAAAAAGGTAGCCCATTTACACCTGAGAATATGCCCAATGCGGAGGAACTACATAACCACCTTAACAGTCTTATGGGCGGCAAGTTGGGAAAATTAGCAATGGAGTTAGCAGAAGATACTGCGGCAGAATTGGATTTGAATATGGACAATGCATCCAATCCCAAGGACGTGTTTCAACAGTTGTTCAAGAACCCGGGCAAGCTGATGAATATGGTTAAGAACATTGGTGGCAAAATTGAGAGCAAAATCAAGTCGGGTGAGATCAAAGAGAGTGAGCTAATGAATGAAGGTATGGATCTTTTGAATAAGATGAAGAGTATGCCGGGAATGGGTGATATGTCCAAGATATTTAGTCAAATGGGGATACCGGGGCTTGACAAGAATACCAAGGTAAATATGGGCGCAATGGAGGCACAAATGAGTAAGAATATGAAGATGGCGCAAATGAAGGAGCGAATGCGAGCAAAGGTGGCACAAAAAACAACTCCTTTATCGCAAGCGACTTCTAAGCAAGCGACTCCTAAGCAAGCGACTCCTGCTCTATCCGAGGAAGAACTCATCAAGATTTTTAGCACTGGTGAGAAAGCACAAAAGACGCCGAGAGGGGCTAAGCCACCAGGACCAGGACAAGCACAAGCACCTGTACAAGAACCAAGTTCTAGTAAAAAGAAGAAAGGCAAGAAATAAAATCTTTAACCCAATATAATAAATTAATTAAATTATCATTTTATTATATAACTTACAACAATGACACATACAAGAGGAATAAAAAGAAGAATACGAGCTAATAAGACACGTAAAGGTGGATCATTATTTGGATTTTCTAGTAGGAAAAAAGACACAAATGTAATATTAAGTGAACTCCATTCTAAGGCAGGAAATATTAAACTGAAGGATTTTGAGACCAAATTTATAGAAAATATTGATAAATTGAAGCAACGTAAACCACTATGTGTAACATCGTGCTTAAAATCGTGTCACGATGATAAAATGCGTGATCAAATGAATAATATGATGCGAAACAATTCTTTCTATGATTGGGGGAATTTATGTGGTCATTCATTAAATGTAAAGTCTTGTCGTGAGTTTATTCATACTTACACTAAATTGGACGCATATAATAAATATGTTAGTACATTAAGTTCAAAAATCAATAATCATTTTGATAAACTAACAAAGGAATTAAATGTCAAAAATATTATTAAACCAAATGAAGAACCTTTAGGTGTCTCAGATGTTGTTAGTCCATTGTCAAGTTCTAAATCTAAGTCTAAGTCAAGATCCAGTTCTAGATCTGTATTTAGTCCAATGTCAAGTTCAAAATCCAGTTCTAGATCTATATTTAGTCCAATTCAAAACCCAAAATCTAAATCAAGTTCTACATCTAGATCTAGTAAATCAAGTCGGATAAGCGATTATAGTTTCAAATCAATTGACCGATAGTTATAATATATAAAGTATAAAGTATAAAAGTATATATATATTATAATGACAACTCCATTTTGGTCAAATGATCCGACAATATTATTTAACAAAAGTTCTATATTTCAGGTTTGGCCGTCTTCATCAATGACAATTGAAGCCAAGATGAATGCGATTAGTCGTCTTGTTATTATCCTATCTACTTTAGGATTTATATTTACAATGAAGACACATTTCCTAATAATTGGACTTGTAACATTAGCAATCATTTTCTCAATTTATCGTTACAGAAAGCAGACCATTGTTACCGGTTTGAAAGAAAACTTTACTCAGAAAAAGAAAAAGAGCGAGTCAATGCCCGCGCCAATAGTAAGCAATCCGGTTACTCTAGAGAATGTATTAAGGAGCGAATTTTATCCGACTACAAAGAAGAACCCGTTTGGCAATGTGCTTTTAACCGATATTATGGACGACCCCAATAGACTAGCAGCAGCGCCCAGTTTTAACCCGGTTGTATCTGATGAGATTACAAGTGCCGTTAAGAAGCAGACCCAAATGCTTTACCCGGGCATTAAGAGCACTAACAAGCAGCTATATGGCGACTTGTATGATAATTACCAATTGGACACCGATATGATGCAGGGGTTCTACAGTACAGCCAACAGTCGCGTGATGAACGATCAAGGATCTTACGGTCAATGGTTATATGGAAATAAACCTTCAGCGAAGGAAGACAACGCTGCAGGCAACCTACAAAGATATGCCGACAGTTACAGATATATTCTTACATAATTTGAGAGCATTAGTCGTTACAAAAAATATAAATTTAAAAAGAATAATTTCAAATTTATATCCTAATTATTAAAAAACAATTGTAAACATTTTAGAAGATCTTGTTTTGTATTTTTTTTATTTTTATTCATAATATTCATATTATTCATTTTGACTGTAACTAAATAATTTATAAACCATTGAATTATTTTTATTTGGTTATCATTGAGTACCATCTTTTTTAAAACTTTAAAAATATTGATAATAAATTCTAAATTTTGATTTATATCAAATCTAATAATTTCATCTATAAAATTCACATAATTATCACTTTTGTCTGTCAATTGTTTAAAACACTCTTTTTTTACAAAAAAACATTTATCACTATAAATTTTATTGTCATTATCAATGATATTAAAACCAATTTCAAAATCAATATGGCGTCCGTTTGGTTCTGGTAATTGTCCATATTTATTTATGATTGATTTAATATACTCACGTGTAACAAAATATGCGTGTGCTCCTAAACCGTAACCATAAGTAAAATTTAAATAATTTATAGTATTTTCTACATCCACACAAATATTATGTAAAAACAAAATGTCAATTTTATCATAATTATTGTCTATAAATTTGGTCGCATTTTCTAAAATAGTTTTTGACTTATTTGTTGCTACAAAATCATCTTCAAATACCAAAGCATATTTTTCATTTGGATGATTTATAAAAAAATCATTCCATACTTTAATATGTGAATCAAAACAACCATATACACCACCCCTTGGATCTTTTTTAAAATAAGGGTATATAACTGTATTAGGTGAAATACCTAAATTTTTAAATTGATTTATGGAATGTCTTAGTCTGTCTTTGCGATGTTCTAGATTAATACAATAAATTGGATATGTATTAGGCATTATTATACTAATTAGTATAAAATAAATTATAATCTTTAGCAAAAATGTATTATAATTAAGGAATAAATATAAATTAATTAGAATAATTTATTTTTATTGTAGTAATATATAAAAATGGCATTTGTTTCAGATTTTACATTTAATACGATGGGAAGAATTGGTAACGACAGTTGCTCGCAAGATATAAACTCAATTGAAAACGCCCAAGCTTGCTCCTATTTGCTTCAAAATTACTTTACTTCGGATTGTAATATGTCCAAGGCGAAGCAATTGGCGACAACTCAACCTGGTATCATCTATTCCGGCAGTATGGGCTCCGATATGTGCGGTTCCAATATTGATGACAGTTCCAAATTGCTCATTGGCTCTGTTCAGACAAACCCCAAGGCCAGAATAGATTTGTTTCAACGTCCGTTTGCTACTGTTCCATTTTTAGGAAGAGGCGCAGTGGATCCCATTTTGGAGTCGCAAATCCAGCAAGGAGAGGCGGTCACTAACAAGCGAACAGTAACCCATTTGACTGAGAAGAGTCACTTGAAGTACCGCACTACTCCATTGATCCCTACAGTTAAGGACAATATCCAGAACCCGAACAATTTGATTGAGTCTAGCGCATCGGAGGGCTGGATCAGAGGCGGTGTGCCATCCCGTGAACTAACAAGAGATCGTGAGAAGTATTCTAGGCAATAATCAAATGATAAGCCACAAAATAAAAATAAATAATTAGTAATTAAGATTTAAAGAATTTTCACATTTATATACTATAAAATGTATAAAACAGATTTTATAGTAAGATATCACGAAATAGAAAATGAATTAGTCAGACGTTTAGAGGTACGTTTGGCTTCAGAGGCGGCAGCCGAAATAACTGCCGCAATTCAATCGGTATTTAGAAATGCTGGTGATCACTCCAATGAGAATATAGTCATAAATGTTGAAGTGGGCGGAGACAGTGATGATGAAACAGGGCATAGAGGACGCAGAATTGAGGTGGTTAATAGTAATAAAAAGCCTTTAAACTCTCAAACTCTTGCTACTGAGAAAACTTTAGAAAAAGAAAAAGAACAATTAGAAGAAGAGGGTCAAGAGGGAGAGCAAGTAGAAGAAGGAGAAGAGGGAGAGCAAGTAGCTGATGAAGAAGCTGATGAAGAGCAAGCTGATGAAGATTACAAGTATAACCGAAAGGATATTACCTATATTTGCGAGAAATTGTATCGCGATGAGCTGCTTGAGGTATTTGGCGCAGAGACAATAGATGATCCCAAAATGGACGAAGGAATCAAGGCAATATTTGAGAAGCTTATTAAGAATGAGGAATTCAAGACATTTTTGGTTGAGATGAATGGGTTGATTTCTGATCCGAACACGGCAAAGACTGAAACTGAGTTGGCTAATTTGAAACGCAATACTGACTATTTAATATTCATTACATTATTTAGTCAAAAAATGTTCTATTTGACACATAGATGTTTGTGTCAGATGTTAATTCTAGGACACGTAAAGCCTGAAATGATGGAACTTTTGAAGCAGCGGACACTAAAGCTTTTTCAAATTAGTGACAAGCCAAAATAAATGAAATAAAATGAAATAAAATGATAATAATTATATATTTTATTATATAAAGTATATAATAATGGCTTCAACCCGTAATAAAAATACTCCTGGTAATTTTTGTTTAGATCACAGACAAAATGTTCAAATAGAGGCGTGGCAAATGTATAAGAATGGTGGTAATGGTTACGCTTACGATACACGTCTAGCAGGCAGAGGCTTCAACCCAGGTCAACTACCTTGGAACACACTGTCTCATAATGCGGCTGATATTGAGTCATTCTTGTTTGGCATTAATTCAACCAATTTAGTCAACCCTGCTCCGCCTCTAAGACCTGAATTGATTTGCTTGAAGAGTGTCAATTTATATGGACAACCTGATAATATTTTGCCAGTGCCTTTGGTTGTTTCTAAGGAACAGAGACCATTTCCAATTCCTTAAATAAAATATTACAATACTTATTTTAGTAATATTATATTAGAAATTATATATATTTATAATAATATGAGCAGTATTAACGCAGAAAATATAACAGTAACAAATTTGAATGTGGAGTACATAAATGGCATTCCGGCTGCTTCATTTGGATCAAGTAGTAATGGTACTAGTGGCAATCCTTGCGACCAACCAGACAATTGCTATGATTGTAATGATGATAATGAATGCCCTCAATGTCTACCGTATCCTGAAATTAATTATGGACCTACTGGACCTACTGGACCTACTGGTTTTACAGGAGATACAGGCGCCGAAGGTGCGACTGGTTTTACAGGACCTACTGGTTTTACAGGTCCAACTGGTTTTACAGGAGATACAGGCGCCGAAGGTCCCACTGGAGCCGATGGCTTATCGTCTGGTTTACTATTGTATATGAATTATAGTGAAACAACAGCATCTCCAATTGATTTATTTGCTTTTCCACCAAATTCAAGTCCACCTAGTGATCCATCAGGTGCTCGAACTGTTTCACCAATACCATCATCACCATTAAAAGTTAGACATCTGTCCACGACATCAACTAGCAGTTCACAAACAACTGTTCAACAAACATTTCCTACACTAAATCAAGAAGATTGGTCAACTCAATTTGCCATTTCAATATCCGAATTGAATAACTCACCATTTATTCCAGCAGGTATTTGGACTATGAATTTATATTGTACCCAAATAATAGGGAACAACGCATTGTATCAATTTCGTCTTTATGGATATGATTCTGCGGTACCTGGTATTTTAACAGAATTAGTTACAGCGTCTGGATTTGACGCGAATCCAACTAGTACACTTACTTTTCAGCAAATTTCAATGGTAATACCATCTAATATAGCTATAGCTTTATATACAGATATTGTTGTAATTGTCACTGGGAAAAATACATCTGGACTCTCATCAACCGCAACAACTTATTACGAGTCACCCGTTTCTTATTCAAATATTATCACTACATTTAGCGCACAAGTTGGTGTGACGGGAGATACTGGTCCTACAGGTCCTACTGGTGACACAGGCGCAGCAAGTTCAGTTACAGGTCCTACAGGTGACACAGGCGCAGCAAGTTCAGTTACAGGTCCTACTGGTGACACAGGCGCAGCAAGTTCAGTTACAGGTCCTACAGGTGACACAGGCGCAGCAAGTTCAGTTACAGGTCCTACTGGTGACACAGGCGCAGCAAGTTCAGTTACAGGTCCTACTGGTAACACAGGCGCAGCAAGTTCAGTTACCGGTCCTACTGGTAACACAGGCGCAGCAAGTTCAGTTACAGGTCCTACTGGTAACACAGGCGCAGCAAGTTCAGTTACGGGTCCTACTGGTAACACAGGCGCAGCAAGTTCAGTTACCGGTCCTACTGGTAACACAGGCGCAGCAAGTTCAGTTACCGGTCCTACGGGTAACACAGGCGCAGCAAGTTCAGTTACCGGTCCTACGGGTAACACAGGTCCTACTGGCCCTACTGGCCCTACTGGTTTATTAGGATCAGTTGGTTCAATTTCACTAATTTCAACCACAAACGGTGCGTCCATAACAGGCACAACATTAAATTTAGCGCCAGCAGATGGAACAAATGGTGGTGTAGTGACAAACGGAGCCCAAACATTTGCGGGTGTAAAAACATTTAATAGTCCTCCAGTTATGTCAGGGGCGTCAATCACATCAAATACTATTCCTGCTCTAAGTATAGTAAATAATTCTTTAACTCCATTACAATCAAAACTTTCTTATGTATTTCACACAGGCGTAGCGACAACTGTTGCATCAAATACCCAAGTTGCGATTTCTTGGACAGGCGCTACTTCAGTAGGAGATACATATACTGTAGGTGGAGTAGGAGGTGTTGATGTTACTATACCAGTTACGGGATTATATTGTATTGAATACTCTGGAGGATGGGGAACAGCGTCCCTGTTTGTTCCAAATATTCCAGGAACAGCAACAGCAACATATTTACCTGCGTTGTTAATACAAATATCAAATATTTTTGGTTCTAATATAAATACAGGGTCAACTGGATATAATGGATTTTTAACAACACAATTTTATACTTCTTGTAGTCATATAATGTATCTTACAGCAGGTAATACAATAAGGGTTAGTGTTTATTCTGCTGCTGCCACCACGCAAACAATTACAAGCGCATATCAACAAATAGTTCAATTATTATAATAAACAATATAATCAATTTACACCCTTGAAGATTTCGTAAACTTGTTGAATGGGACAAAACGATTGATATCAATCGGCTACATTTGTGGGAACAGACACCTCTGCCTTTTATCAGCCTCAGGTAAATAGTGGTGCCCCTTACTACGTTGAAGCGTATCAAAAAAATTTAAAGACACTTTTACTCATTTTTTACTCTATGTGTATATTTAAGTTATTTTATTTATAACCTAAATATAGTAAATTTTTTTATTTGATCTTACTTACTATTTCAATGCGTTGAAACTTTTTCCGCTCTTACTACTATGTAATGCGTTGAACCTTTGGCTCTTACTACGTTGAACCTTTCATAAAGGTGTAATTAGAACTCCGGTGTATGCTTCTTGAATAAGCAGCCTTGCGGGATTAATCCATTAACATCTGTCGTCACAACCGAGGGATTCTGATGCTCGCAATTGGTCATCCAAATTTTTATAATACAGAAATTTTTCTTGGGTGATATGGTGATACCAGTTACTCCATTAACAAATTGACCATTGTTACTAATTGTCTCACCAACTAATACAAACGACAAATCTCTCCAAACCTCACAAACATTTTTATTAGAAACTTTATATGAGAAGCATCCGCCATTCCTATTCTTCGGATCCTCCCACATAGGAGTAACACCATTCTTCATTATAAAGAGCATACAGTTCTTAACCAAGGGTTCGGGTAGAGACTCTATGATGGCGACAGTCTCCTCCACGGTGGTTAATTTATATATCTTCTTATAACTACTAACAGTCCAATCGGAATCGTGAGGCAAATGTGCCCATAAGTTCCATTGGGTTCCTAACTGTTTGAACTCACTATTATTGCTGCTGGTTGATTTATTATCTATGTCCATTGTTATTTCAGTTTCTGGAGTCACCATTATATTTATATTACTTCAATTTTTTTTAAACTATTTTACTTATATTAATTATTTTTACTCTGGTTCTAAGTTTACGACTAAGTTTACTCTAGTTCTTCAATTTCATTTATTATTTGGTTCCTCAATTTCATTTATTATTGGTTCCTCAATTTCATTTGAGACCGGTTCCTCTATTTCATTTGAGACCGATTCTTCTTGTAAAACCGATTCTTCTTGTACAACGTCTTTAAAAATAGTTTCTGATTCATCTTCTACAACAGATTCTTCAATTTCATTTATTACTATTTTTTCAATTTCTTCTAAAATATCATTTACAACATTATTACATATTTCCGTTGTATCAGGCACGTTAGAGTTCGTAACAATATAACCGTCCTTTTGAAAAACAATGCTTTGCGTCTCATCTAAATAAACCATCTGGACATTATGGTCCATAAGCTCCAGTGTATAAACAAATGACTTACTTGTATCAAGAGCAATATTCAAAACATTTACCAAATAATATTTCAAAAAGACGCTATTGACAACATTACCGACAACATAATAATTTTGAGTATTATTACATAAATCAATAATATGACTCTTATCATTGTGTTTCAAATACAATGCTAAAAACCGTATATCTAACAAATCATATTTACATTCATCTGGTATAAATGTTAGTATATTTTTCAGATCCGCAATTGTTACTAAATCAAAAGCGTTAACAGGTTCACAATTTTTAATATCAGCATGTAATAATAAAGAAAATATTGAAAAAAATTCATCTTGCTTAACTAACTTGCCTTCATTGTAAAAGGTTATGATAGTTTTATCATTAATTAAAATGTTTTCTTCTGATTTACCAGAAATAATTTTATATTTTATCAAAACATCACACGTTTTATCTCTTAATAACTTGACATATGGACTAGTAATACGAATCACCTTATCTAACAAAATTTGGAAATAGCTGTAAATATAAATAAATGTGTAACCAACCTTTACCAAATATGGTAGAACGTGCTTGAAGTGTTCATTATTTTCCATATATTCAAATAATTGTTTAGAATAGCCTTGGTATTCTTCGGGATATCTGTTTTTATAATAATGAAAAGCAAATGATAATACTAATAGCTTGAATAGTAGAACTAACATAATAGTTTATTCTTATATTTAATATTTAAATAGTTTTATATTTGAATATTAGTTTGGATTTTTGTACATTTAATTATTGATATTGTGGATCGGTGGAACCTGATGTTCCTGTTGTTCCTGTTGTTCCTGTTGTTCCTGTTGTTCCTGTTGTTCCTGTTGTTCCTGTTGTTCCTGTTGTTCCTGTTGTTCCTGTTGTTCCTGTTGTTGTATCTATAGTATAGATTAAATTGCTAGTACTATTTGTTTCTGAATCATCACCATTTTGATCACACTTGAAGTTTAATGTACCAGTTGCGGCATCTAGTCCAAAGACATATAAAAGTATTCCAACAATTAGCGACATAAACATAAACGGGACAAAAACAATGATCCAGGAAATAATAGACATACCACTTTGACATAACGCATTCAATAAAAGTGTGATAATAATCATTACGATAACTTTAAAAAAAGCAGTATTATACATTCCCTTAAATGTATCAATGATTATTTGAGTCAATGAAAACGCAATATAAATTAAAGCAGGGGCGCAAATATTTTCCATACTTATTTACTTATATTATATTACGAAAAAATTGGCTCACCGTCTTTGATTATTCCGACCTTTTTACCGGGCTCGCCATTCTCGTCAACCTCGTATAAGATTCCATTTTCTTCGTGGGTCGCGAAATAGGTTACGTCGTCAATCTCAATTTCAAATACCTCCTCTTCTTCTAAGTTTACGTCATCTTTTAAGTTTACGTCATCTTTTAAGTTTACGTCATCTTTTAAGTTTACGTCATCTTCTAAGCTTTCTGTTTCCTCTTCATCTGAAATTTCCTCTTCAGTATCATCTACTTCTACTACTTCTTCTTCTACTACTTCTTCATCTTCACTTATTTCTGACTGATCATCTTTGGTGATTGATGAAGCATTATCATCATCTAACGTTTCCGCTGTGCTTAAGACCGGTTTTAAATTATCATCCTTTTTCTCTAATTGAGCAATAGCCTCGTCTATTTTAGATATAAATGTTTCCATATCTTCATTTTCCATATATTCTTCTTCTTCTAATTCATCATCATCAATGTTCATATTTAAAACATCCACTACAATATCTTCTTTAGTAACAACAATATCCTTCTCTTCAATTGTCAACTTAATGTGCTCTTCATCACAATTGAAATCAGTTTGTTTAGTTTGTTTCAATGATTGAATTTCCGATTCTATAGATGATATTTTATCAACAATAAGCAACAATGTGTTATTTATTTTTTCTAATTGAGACTGTATTTGGAGAGTTTCACTGTTTGGAGGACTAATAATTTCAGGTTCTTCAATATTAATATTATTTGTATTTTTCATTTGTTTCATTAATCCCATCAACTGTTCAATGCTAATCAATTGGATAATTTTTTCTAAATTGTTGGACAAATGGCTGCTTGACATTCTTTGGTTATATTATACTATAACACTATTCGTTTAATATGATTTAGAAAATATTTAATCTATGTATATAAATGTCAGATCAAATTAGTTTTGTTTGTAATGAATTAAGTAAAGAAGAAAGTGATGCTGTTGTCAAAGTTATGGCGCAAACAAATTATGACGAAAAAACCGCACGAACCAAATTAAGCGAATGTGGATTTTCTATAACCAAAGTTTTAAGGGATTATATGGGAATTCCTAACGTAAAAAAGGACCCAAAGATCAAGTCGGTAAATCAGGAAATATACAAGCAAATTAGATACTCATTGGACAGCTCAATGAGAGAATATAGAGAAAAACATCCTGTCAATGTTGATCAAATAATAAATAATTTTCAAGAGTCAAATGAGCGTGAGAAAGAGAAAGATAAGGTGAAAAATACTGATAAGTAATTATAAATTGTATAAAATATAATATATTGCTTTTGGAATATATTATATTCAGTGTATAACATTTAATCAACAAGAATAGCAGATTGACTTGATAATCCAAACTTCTCGTTAATTATGGATCCCTTGTTTGGTTTCTTTCGCTGTAGACGCGACTTCAATTGATAATTATTGGATGGAATGATCTTGTTATTCAATATAAATTCATCATTGTCCTCGTGTAATTCAGGCAATATACGAGTGAGCGGCTTATCTACAATCAAAAATAGGCGCTCGTTCCTAAGTAAAGATCTATATTCCTGAATAGACAAGTTGCCGTAAAATTTGTCCAGCATATAATATGGGTTTGGTGCCGGCTTGACATTCTTCTTATATTCATATATTTTTGAATAAATATGATTTAACAAATGGTATCGCTCAAATTTGGTAGAACTGTCAATTGCCTCGTGCATTAAATGTGCTACGCCACACTCTGGGCTACAGAAACATCCATAAACATTATAGGTATTATTAATAAAATGCTTAGGTATGTAAACTGGAGGGTTGTCAAAGTCACATGTACACCAAAAGCAAGCCGATTTCTTATTATTAATATTGTTAATATGTAAGTTGTGTTCTAATTGCTTCAGTTTGCGCCATATTTCCTTGTTATTGTCCTTACAAGATGATTCGTTATCATCGTCGTCGTAATCATACTCAACATCGCTAGGTGTTTGTTTTTGTAAAGCCTTGGAATCATTTAAATTAACTGGGCTTAATAACTCGTATGATAATTCATTCTTGTTGCCAAAATTATACGATTCAATAATACACGATGACGATGAATTGGATGTTTGTAAATCCTTCATTGAACATTTTAGATGTAATATAATATTAGGTCTGTCAATTTTTTGACTATCAACTGAAATAACGGGTTGAATAATTTTACCGCCCTTTGGTTTGCGACCTCTTTTTTTAATTGCCGCTTTTTCAGAAATGGGATTACCATCGTCATTTAAATCATTGTCATCATTTAAATCATTATTGTCATCATTATCAATAGTTATATTACTTATAATAACATTATTGTCCATTTTGTCATCAATAGACCCATTAACTATTTCCATTTTATTCATATCAAAACTATTTTTTGGAGTATCAATTTCATTAATTTTTAATTCCATAGAAACTAAACTTGATTCAGAATTTACATTACTTAAAGAAGCGATCAAATCCTTTTTTGACTTTCTACCACGCTTGGCTTTGACGACTTCTATAGCAAGAGCAGGAGCAGGAGCAGGAGTAGCAGCAGTAGTAGCAGGAGCAGTAGTGTCGGCAGCTGCCTTCTTTGTATTAGTTCTAACCATTGTGTTATACATTTATTACATTGATTAATTTAAATCGTTTTAATAAATATATTATCACAGTTTAATAAATTATCACAGTTTAATATATTATCACAGTTTAATAAATTATCACATTCCAAAAATCAAAATCAAAATTTACTGATTATAGCAACTTCTACAAACAGGTATATAACTATCCGATCCCACAATTGTCTGTTTAGTTTCCATCGTGAGACGCTTGGAGAATATGCCCGGTTTTCCATCCTTACAAATACTACATAACGACGTCAGTTTGGTCACCTTATCACAAATAGGTATAAGATCTAAAATCTGTCCAAACTTCTTTCTTTCAAAGTCACCATCTAAACCACCAACATAAATCTTCTTTCCTTTTAACAACAAACTAACAACTGTTGTATATAAGTCGTCAAAGAATTGTCCCTCATTAATAATAATTACTTGAGAATCCACTAATTTATCTAATATTTCATTAATTGTGTTAGTTTTAATACAGGGGATCATCACTTTGTCGTGAGTTGAAAGCATTGTATCATGATAACGAATGTCAATAGAGTGATTAATAACGGATACTGGAATGTTACAAAATTTACATTGCTTGTAAATATCCACAAGGCGACTGGTCTTGCCTGAAAACATAGGTCCAATAATTAACTCCAAGTACGCAGAAGCAATATTCATTATTACATATTTTACAATGTTATATTTAAACTATTGAACAAATTAAATATTAAATAATATTTAATAAAATAAAATATATTGAAATGACAGAAACCATAAAGACAGAATATATAAAGACAGAAACTAACAATGGTAATGTTTGGGTTGAAAAATGGCGTCCAACTAATTTTGATGATATTGTATTAGATCCAATAAATAAGCAAATTCTGACGAATATCATTAACACTGCTTATTTTCCCAATTTACTATTTTACGGTCCTCCTGGAACAGGTAAGACAACCACAATTATAAACCTGGTAAACTCATATCAAGAAACTCTTAACCAGAAGCACAAGGGTCTAATGATCCATTTGAACGCATCTGACGAGCGCGGTATTGACATCATTCGCAACCAAATCAATCAATTTGTCAATTCAAAATCATTGTTTAATCAAGGAATGAAATTCGTTATTCTAGACGAGGTTGATTATATGACCAAAAATGCTCAGCAAGCATTGCGCTATCTTTTACAAAATTACACACACGGTGTCCGTTTTTGCCTCATTTGTAACTATATTAGTCGCATTGACGAAGGTCTACAAAATGAATTCTTACGACTGCGGTTCAATCAATTACCAGAGCAAGATATTATTACCTTTTTAAAAACTATCGCAATGTCTGAAAAATTGAATATAACTAACAAATCTTTACAGCTTATCCAGCAACTGTACAAGTCTGATATACGTAGTATGATAAACTTTATGCAAACAAATCAGAATATCACAGACGATGATTTTAATATTATTGATGATAGTATATGGAAAGAATTGTATGAAATGATAACAAGTAAGGTGTCAATTTCTATTTTAAATAGTTTTATTAATAAGACCAGTTCCAAGTACAATATTGATAAAAAGAATATAATAAAGGATTTTCTAAATTATATTATTCGGAATAAAGGAGCAAAAATTATATCTATGGAATTTTTAAATTTTGTTGAAAATATTATGCATTTTGAAGACTGTAAAAATAGCGATTATGTGAATTATTCATTAGCGCGAATGACCTCTCTATTTTGAATTTACACCGACTAAGTGATTATGATTATCATTATTATTATTGAAATTATTGTAAATAGACATCCTTAATTGTAACTTTAACATAAACTCATTGGGAGGCGAACTCTTTGACGGATCAAAAACATTCTGCTTTAAACTATATTCGCTAAAGCTACTTTCTTCCCTTCTTGATGTAGGGGATGCCTGAGAAATTGGGATAATAGGCGTCCTTTCATGGATGTCGTATATATAACTCATTATATTGTATAGCGAAAATAAATAATTGAATTAATTAATTAAAATAATTTAAAGAGAAATAAATACAATAATATAGATGATGTCTCTAAGTTCAAAACCAATTAATATAAATAAGAGTAATAAAAAGGCGGATGCTAATATAGACGATGAGTGGTCTGCTTTTATTTCAAATCATAACAAAGATGATGATTCTGATAATGATTCTGATAATGATATTTCAGATGACGATGATATGCTTACAAAAAACTTGATGACTGCCGAATACCAAGTTCCAGTTGGTAAAAAAAATAATAACAGTAATAGTAATAGTAACAATGAAAATAATAACCAGAGTAAAATACTTTATAGTAATGTTGTTGCTCCAACACCATCAGCCCTTTATATTTCAACCAAATCCAAAATTGCTTATTTGACAGAGCCGGTTGATTTACGTGTCTTTTGGCAAATTCCAATTATTCCTTATGCGACACCGTGTAATGGTGTGATCAAGAAGCAGATAAAGATCAATTCCAAATCACAAGAGGAGCTTGACGATATTCAATTGCGCCTTCAAAATGAGTTATATTTTGACGAGCACGTAATGTCTCACATTGACAATCCGAGCGGCCGTATTAAGTTCAAGGACATTCGCAAAATCACGATAGGCGTTTCCAAGAAGGATATTATGACATATCGCTCAAAGAAGAAGCAGGCATTCTATAACTGCTTCGTGATGATTATTCGTCTTAAAATTGTTGAAGAATTCAAGGAATTTCATATTAAGGTTTTCAATACTGGCAAACTGGAGATCCCGGGCGTCCAAAATGATTCAATGTTTGAGCTAGTTTTAAAGACAATTATTAGCATATTACAGCCACATAGCCCGACACAGCTTTGTTACAACAAGAAAAGTGACACTGTTTTAATCAATTCCAACTTTAATTGCGGCTTCTACATTGATAGAGAAGTGCTATACGATATTTTACGATATAAATATAACATCCAAGCAATATATGATCCTTGCTCGTATCCGGGAATCCAATGTAAGTTCTATTATAATAAGGATATTGGCGTCCAAACGGGCAAGCAAATCACTACTGAGAATAAGGTAAAGTATTCAAACATTGTTGAAGTATCGTTTATGATCTTCAGAACTGGCAGTGTCTTAATTGTTGGAATGTGTGATGATGACGTGCTGTTTGAAATTTACAATTTCTTGAAACTATTACTAGTGGCCGAATTTGAAAATGTATGTCAAGGTATTTTGGATAGTAGCACACTAGCAAATGTTAAGGATAAAAAGAAGAAGATTCGCAAGAAGACGATTATTGTCTTACCTTAAAATAAAGATTTAATTAAAAATTTTATCTAGGTATAATACCAATTCTGTCTCTGACTCTGAGTCTAAAGAAACTATGTTATTGCGTACATTAAGTGCGTCTATTTTTTTCCTGGTTTGTAACCGTTTGATAAAATCCAACAATAATTCAAATAAATCTGTTAATTTAATTTGTTTATCTACTAATAAATTGGTAAATAAATAAATATTTTCAAGGTAATTTCGTTTACCTTTTAATTTATTTAATTCATCAGTTAATGTCTTCAATTTGCCACAATTTTTATCAATATGATCTACGTTGTTAGTATAATTGAAGTCTGGATCTGAAATTATATGGCGTATTATTTTTTTATAAATAGCAATATGCGTGTCCATTGTGGATATTATATTCTTATCATCGTTAGATAGTTCTGGTAATGATTTCTTGTATTCCTGATTAATTTCAAATAATGTTTTCTTGTAGACAAATAAGATAGCGTCTCTTGAGCTTAATTGGAGAAATGTTATATTTTCGTCGGATATTTGCTCTATGAACTCAATATAGAAATAATACGCTTTTTGGCTGTGATAGAAGGCTAAATCAAGATTCTTTGTGTAAAACAATATATTTGTGAAAACATGGATCACTGTTTCTACACCTCTTTCAAATATAAACCTATAATAGTGTTTGTTTTTCATTCTGATTTTTTCGCACATAAATTTCATATATTCTATGATTACACTAACAAATTTTGTTAGTATGTCTTGAATAGAAGTCATAAAAACGGGTTTGTAATTATCCACATTGCTTAAAGAATATTGCGGATTCTCTATCACTAAAGGAGTGATTTGTTTTATTCCTTTCATTTATATTATATGTTTTTTATATTTATAATATAAATTTGTTAGTTTTGGTTCTTTACTGTACATTGAATGAAACAGTGTTAATACTACCAATTGATGTAGATTCTTCTACACAAGGTGTATAGTCTGGATTTGGCCAATAATAAAAATTACAAGAATAAGAACCTGAAGGCAGTACCGGATCAAGATTTTGAGTATAAACAATAGGACTACCATCACTATTATTTTGATATATTGTTGGTCCATTTGATGTTTGTGTTAAAGGTAATATGCCATTATAAAATAAATTTAAAGGCACTAGATTACCTGAAGCGTCTAAAAAATACGTTCCAGTATCAAAACTAAGACTTGTTGAAAGACCAGTACAACCGGTACTTGTATTACTTGTAAATGTATAAGATGTTGAACTAGGAATAGGAGTATTATTATTATTATTATTTGTATTTACATATATACCATTAATTATGTACGATATTTGATTATAAGTAGCAGCTGTTATTTTTAGATCAATTTCTACTGAAGTTGTTGTGTCATCTGTTGCTGTTGCTGTTGCCATTATAGGTGCTCCATACAATGTCTGATTAGTACACTGAGAATTACTAGTTGTTCCACATCTACGTAATACAATACGTTTTGCTTGATAATTAGTTAGATTAAGACTCTTTTGTACCATTATTTTATTATATAATGATATAAAATAAAATTTATTGTCAAGAATTCTAAATAATTAATGTTTATAAGTATTTAAAGACTTTAAATCAAAAACTTATATAAATGTCTGATAAATCAGTAACTACAAATTCCGCTTCCACCCCTGCTTCCGTTTTTAATGGTACTTCTTCTTCTACTGCTTCTGCTAATGGTTCCAGTGTTGTTGCTTCTAACAACTCAAGTTATCGTCTGCCTTCTGATGTAACTCTTCAACATGCGTCCAAATTGTCAATTGTTGAGGACAAACCTATTATGTTGGATTACTGGACTGCTTCAGTTGATAAGAAGGCGCTTGTTGGTGTGCGTGAGTCGGGTGAGAAGTTGCTTGTGAAGTCAGCAGAGGAGTACACGAGTCCGATCGCCAAGTTTTACAAGTCGGCGACCGAGTACATTATCATTACTGAGAATTCTATTTACATTGTATCTAGCGATATCCCTACGAGAAAGATAACCTAATTTCCACCTTTAAGAAAGGTGGAGCCAAACAGGGTTTACAAAACATCAACTTTTAGGAAAAGTGGAGCAAAAAGGTTTTACAAAACATCAACTTTTAGGAAAATTTTCAACCAAAAAATTAACTTTTATAATATAATAAAAGTTAATTCAAAATTAAGTATGAAAGTTTGGCTCCACCTTTTACACCATTTCGCATTTCAAATGCGCAATGGCAACAGTTACTTTTACTCATTTACGCCCACAAAGTGGGCGTTTTAATTGAGAAAAGGTGTAAAAGGTGGATTTTTTTAAAAGGTGGATAATATATATGTCGGCTTTTGGAACAGGATCTAATTCAAATGGTCAATTCTGGTTCGGTGGATCAAGCTTTCCAGGATTTTTATACAAGAAGAATGTAGGCGTTGCTGGCAGACGCAGCACTAAATTTAACCCAGGTGGAAATATTATTTGTAACAGTCCAACTTATTTGTATAACAAGTATAAACCGGGTTCTGGTGGAATAGGTGCTTCATCAACATCAAACAGGAGAGCAAAGAATAGGTTAGCAACCGTATGTAGTAGCCAACAATGCTTCCCTTGTTTTAATACTTTAGGGCAATATAGCAATTATACACACAATCCGAATGGATTTATTCCGTGTCCTTCCACCTTTGAGAAAGGTGGAGCCAAAAATTAAAAAGTGGAGCCAAAGAAACGATTCTTATAAATAGTATCATTTTGTTATTTTAATTAGTGTAAATTAAAATAAGAATACAATTGTTTAACAATCATCTTGTTTTATTGAAACATATTTGAAATTATTTTCGTCAAGAAAGTCTTTAACTTCAGCAGAATATAATTCATTGAATTTATCTACGTCTCTTGTTAATACCCATAATGATATTCCCGACGGAGTAGTAATAACACTGTATTGATATTGACCGTCAACAATTTCTCCTAATTTAACTACCCAATAAGGCGAATCAACTGGGACTCCATCAAGACGAACTGTTAATTTACCCGGCTCAGAAACATTTTGGTAGTAACCATATCCACTAATTGTTTCAACTTCCTTATTTTTGTTTAGTTGCGCATTTAATACACTTATTTGTCCATTATCTAACAAACCATAATCAGCGGTTAGACAAGTCCCATATCCTTGGAAAATAGAATTGGTTGGAGCACCATAAACCTGTGTCCAGTGACCCAAATAGCTATTTACCTTTAATTCATTTACAGTGGCTGGTAAAATATTACTATTTACTATACTAAAACCTAAACCAAAAACTGATAAAACTAACAGATGTACAAACATTATATAATAGTATTATATAATATTTTTAAATTGTTTGATAACAACAACATTATATAATAGTATTATATAATATTTTTAAATTGTTTGTTAACAACAACATTATTTAAGGTTTTACAAATAAATTTTTGTCTAATCTACATTTAAATTTTCCTTCAATATCTCCAACAAATTGAATATTAATAATTCCGTCATTAATTTGTTTACTTTTAAGATACAACAAAGCGTTATTTTGTACATCTTCCATTGGATGTATTTCATAATTATTGCTTACATTTTTAACAATGTAATTATAACAGTCATCACTGACGCCATTTAACAAAGACCAATTGTAATTATTTTCAATATGATGTTTCTGATGTTTTTTTGGTGATAAAAATATTCCATGTTCTAGTAAAAAATCTATAACAGGAGGTACATATCTTTTATGTAATTTTTCGTGTGCGTATTTATGTGTAAAAGTAGCAAACATTAATAGTAAAAAAGTAAAATACCAAAATAATTTGATAAACGGATTTTTAATAAAATAAAAAATTACTACAAATGGGATAAGCACAATGGTTGCTGTTGAAATAATCAATGTTGAGTCAGGAATGTCTTTCCAATTAGATGGGAAAACGTGATGACACGAAGCATATCCAACTGTTGTATTTATTATAAGATGATCATCCTTAATTTCATATATTTTGTTTGAAAATGAATTGTCTACATAAAAACAATGTAATATTGCGGTTATTAAATCCGAAACAAAATGACTAAATAAATATATTAATAATATTATTATTATTGCAAATTTGTATTTTGTACTACTAACAATTGATCTAAGAATATCATAAAACACAATTAATAATACAAATGGAATTATAAATCCCATATAATAAACAAATTTGTCAGGAAAAATCCATTGTTTTTTTGAAAATAAATTATTATTGGTAAAGCTGGAAAAGGTTTCGGTCATTGTATTATATATTAATTATAAAATATAATTAAAGCTTTACAGAGACATATACTAACACTACGCTTATAAAATGATGTTTCATTTAATACCAGGATTATTTGCCGCTTTTTATACTTCATCGATCATTTTTTATAGTAAAGGAGCTTATGTATTAGGAACATCCAAAACAGATGATATCATCATTGCCAACAAATACACCTATGTAAAAAATGGATCTACTAATTTTATGGTAATTGATACTAAGGGACGGCATTTTAATGTAGATAATTGTTTTTTTTATTGGAATTGGAATAAAATTGAGGACTGGACTAATGTCAAACCTTTAGATCAAACGCAAATTGTTTACTACAGTTATCGCGTGCCTTTTTTGGGAATGTATCCGACCATAATAGAGTTTACTAATAAAAAGCAAATTAAAAGCGACGACGAAAAGCGAATAAGAGGTGAAAAGCTAAGCGACGAAAAGCGAATTCAAAGAGGCGATATTATAAAGCATATTCACCTATAATTTCCCTTGGCTCTATTAGTTTGAATAATGTACAGCATTTGGTCTGTTTGCCATTCAATATAATGGAAGAATTTAAACAGAATATGTATAAATACTACCCACAATAAGAGAGGGAGCACGAGGATTTTAATTATGTCTAAGACTGGCATTTTGGATTTGGATTAAGAACTATTTTTATTATTAGGATTAGTAATAAAAATAAGAATTTCAATTTTTTTATTGACCATAAGCTCGTGACCAACGAGCAGATCTTCCACCACTGGCACCACCTGCGCCATTGTTAGCCAATTGGTAATAGGTCTGGATCAAATATTGCGACTTACTGAGACCATAAAACGAGTTACCTTGTTGTCTGATATAAAACGGATAATACGCTGCACTATTTTGGCCGGCAAATGAATTTGTAAAAATACGCGATGACCCCATTATAATATATTACTATATATTTCTTTTTTAACATTTTTTATAATTGTAAATTATAAAAAGTATTTTATATTTCTTAAAAAGAAAGATAAAATGTATTACGAGCTTTTGATGAGAATCGAACTCACGATCTTTCGCTTACAAGGCGAATGCCTTAATCCACTTGGCCACAAAAGCTTTTAATGATTCGTATATTATGCTATACTCCTCAAATACTTATAACAAAAATTCTTTAAGTTGTTTTTCAAATAATATATTATTTATTTTTAAAATTCAATCTTCTTCAAAGCGTCCAATGCTGCTTCAGACAACTTCTCAGGGAACTTCACATCAAACACAATAATAAGATTTCCAGTGTGTCCGTCGCGACTAAACCCCATATTTGGTATTATTTTCTTGTAACCATTAGGAATAATATTGCCGGCGTTATTGTTGATCGTATATGTGCGACCTGTAATGTATTTTACTTCAAAAGTGAAGCCACATAGCGCCTCCTTAATAGAAATGGACTTGGCTAAGAGAAGGTCTAGACCTGAACGTATGAAATTGGTATTATTTTCTATCTTAATTACAACCTTTACATCGCCTTTAATCTCGTCGCTAATCGTGTTACCCTTGTCTTTTAATACGATAATTTCACCTTCATCAATGCCTTTCGGTACAGTAACATAGATTGTCTCGTGTTCGTGTACTTTATTACCGTGTTCCACAATCCAACGCTCAACGTCAATTGGTATAGTGGTTCCTGATAAAATCTTATCAATTGGAACGGATATGTTCATTATAATTGGGGGCGGTTTTTGCTGCGGTTGAGCCATATTTACTGGCCGTCCATTATGAAACACGCGGACATTTTGACCTCCAAGGAAACCGGGAGGAAACCCTTGACTTTGCATAGGAAACCCTTGACTTTGCATAGGAAACCCTTGACCTTGCATAGGAAACCCTTGACCTTGCATAGGAAACCCTTGGCCTTGCATAGGGAATCCAAATAAACTAGATAATAAGTCATCCATTGAGCCCATTACATTCGGACCCATAGGATCCATAGACATTCCGTGATTTGATCCCATCATCTTTATAAATGGATTATTTCGCATTAGATCATACTCTTTTTTCTTGTCCACGTCACCAATCGTCTCATATGCTTCACTTATTTTCTGGAACTTACTTGCCGATTCAGGCGAATTATTGTTTTTATCAGGATGATGTGCGAGGGATAAACGCCTATATGCTTTTTTAATTTCGTCAATTGACGCCGTCTCTGGTACTTCTAATATATTATAAAAATTATCACCCATTTGAATTGCAATAATAATATTATAATTCAAGATAAACTTAAATAGTTATTAACGTATAATATTAATAATAAATTATGGATTCAAATCAGCCTCTTTTTTTAAACAAATATCAGCCATTTTTCTTCAAAGATTTTGAAACTGACCCAGAAATGGTGAGTATTTTAAACACGCTAATCAGTATGAATAATCTGAACATCCTTTTTATCGGCGACATTGGCTGCGGTAAAACGGCATTCCTAAATGCTGTCATCAAGGAATACTATACCGGTTTACAACCAACTCAATATGAAGAAAATATATTACATATCAATAGCCTGAAGGAGCAAGGTATCAATTATTATAGAACCGACGTCAAAACATTCTGCCAAACTTGTTCGTCAGTTAAAGGCAAGAAGAAGATTATTGTGTTAGATGATATTGATTTTATTAATGAACAGAGTCAGCAAGTGTTTCGTAACTGTATTGACAAATACAGTCACAATGTTCATTTTATTTCATCGTGTAGCAACTCGCAAAAAGTTATTGAATCGTTACAATCGCGACTTATTATTATTAAAATAAAACCACTTCAGCGAGAAAATCTGGTAAAAATAATGTACAAAATAAAAGAACTAGAATGTATTAAAATCACGAATGATGCCGAGGATTTTATATTGAATGTATGTAACAATACTGCCAAGATTTTAATCAATTATATGGAGAAGTTTAAACTGCTTAATGAGCCGATCACTTTAGAATTAGCAACCGATGTATGTACTAACATCAGCTTCTTCACTTTTGAGGAATATACACAACTGCTGAAAAATAGAGATCTACCTGGTGCGATCAATTTACTATATTCAATTTATGACAAGGGATATTCAGTAATGGACATATTGGATAATTATTTTGTATTTATTAAAATAACAAATCATTTGACTGAGGAGCAGAAATATAATATAATTCCGTTTATTTGTAAGTCAATTACAGTGTTTCATAATATTCACGAAGATGAAATAGAGTTAGCACTATTTTCCAATAATTTGCACAAGATATTAGTGGAACATACTAACAAAGATCAATTAGTAAATTTAGTAGCATAGACATTTAGACTATTCATTCCTAATATTCGTATTAATAATCGTAATTTTATTATTATTTCTTATTTATTATAAGAAATGACATCCCAAATATTTAAGGCTCAAATTCCAAACGAGCTATTAAATAATTTATTAGAAGAGAATGCGTTAAAATCAGATAAGTGTTATATCGTAAATAATTCGTGTTATAAAAAAGGTATATATAATGAAAGCATTCCAAAATTTATTGAAGAATGTAGACAATATTACTTTTTATCAAAGCGAAAATACATTGATCGGAAATTAACATATAACTCTTTTATTACTGTTTTGCGACAAATATGTAATTTCAATAAGATTACATATAAATCAAAAATTAAATACATCAAGTCCATATATGATATAGAATATCATATTATGTATTTTACCTGAAGAGCAACTACTTTGGCACAACATTGGAATACTATTCAGTGATTTTGCTCCACTTTTCTTACACCTTTTAACCTTTCAAATGCCGATTTATATATCATAATTCTGCTTCGCAGAATTATTGAATATAACAAAGGCAATTTATCGGTTACAAAGTAACAGTTGCCTAATTACATTCAAAGATGCCGACTCTCTGAGTCGGCGTTTAGAATGTAAAAAGGTGTAAAAGTGGAATTAGTTATATAAATTCTTTGTCAAACGGCAAAGACGCTTAATCAGATTTCGTCTAACCAAAATATTATCATATGCTGCGATCTCATAACGACGATCTATATTGCTCTCCATAAAATCATATGTCATATCACAAGCATCCTCGGGTAAATTATTATAGTTGTACAATATGTAATTCATTGAACAGTTTTGACCAAATGTCAGAAGAATAAATTCAACAATATCACTAGACTCAGACGCGCAAAATACAAAAGGCTTCTGGTTCGTCTTGTTTCGCCCCTTCTTTGAAAATATGTCAAGGCGCTTACCGTTTACAATATATGCTTTTGTACTATGATCATACGTAACAAACAAACGCGTGTCAATACTTGTATTTTCACCATTTGTTTTATCTTGCTCCTCAAAACAGACAACAAGACAGCTGTCAATTTCTTTCTCTTCATTTAAGCAAATAGCATCGTCATATGTTTTGTAATCGTTAGACATTTGTAGTTATATAATATAAGAGCAATTATCATTTAAATTGTTTTAAATAATATTTATAATGTTTATAAATATTATAAATATGGATTATGTATCTGTTTTACAAGATTCAATTGATACATCAGTTTCTATGAAAATATTTAAAAATAGAGAAACTGCAACAATGGCTCATATTTTTAAATCTAAATTGGATAAAATATCTTTATCATTATTTAAAGATATTAACAAGGTTGATAATTTTGATTCAAATAGATTACAAGTATCGGCTGTAAAAGCATATCCTTTACCAAATGGTAGACCCCGTGGAGATAAAGACATAAGCAGTGTCAAATTCTATCAAAAACAAATACAACAAAAAAATGATATTACACCCATATGGTTAATACATAAAAATAGCAAATATATATTACTAGATGGAGCACATCGAATTGTAGCAAGCTATATAGAAGACATTAAACACATAAACGCATATATAATTTATATTTAATATTTTAAAAGATGATATGACAACTCTGTAGTATAATTCTTTTTCAAAGAATACAATTGTCCTTTAAATACATTATATTCTTTGATGGTGTATACATTTAAATTATATATGTAGATATTTATGCTGTGGGCTGTTTTAATTTCATAATTATCTTTGTCTAATTGTTGTATTTGTATGTATATTGCTAATTCATCAGAACTAATAATATGACCTGGTTTTTGATAAAATTTGAGAACTATTAATTGTTCCTTTGGACAAACATCATCTTCATTATTCCAAACAATAATAATTAATCCAGTAATATGCTTGTTCTCTATAAAACAGACAATTTTGTCACTATAATCTACCTTATATATGTGTATAAATGCTCCAATTGGTATGACAAATTCCTGCTTAACACTTATAATTTTGCTGGCAATATTACCAGGAATCGGATTCAGAATAACCATTCCACCTTTTTATAAGCAAAGCAAAAAAGTTCTGCTTCGCTTATAAACGGTTGAAAAATATGGGAAAGCAATATATATACGTATAAATCAAATCCATTATAAATCCACTAACAGAAAAGAAAAATAATATGTATTCTACAATAGACTTATTTTCAATATTATAAAAATAAATGGACAACCAGGCAAAAAATGGTATTGCTAAAATGTCTCCATAATGACATAGGTCATTTATAATTGATTTTTTATTTGGCATTTATATAAAATAAATATATATTTATATTTATTTTAAGGGTTGTCTTCGTAGTTTGGCTCTTTTTCACGCATAACCTTTTCAAAGGTGGAATTTTGGCACGTCATTACCAATACCCATAGGCTTTGGTCCAAACACTGGCAGCGTACTTGAAATTGGAACTTGCCAAAATGAGATCCACTCTGGACTTTCTCCATTTTTGCCGGTTAAAGGCTCTATAACACCCATTTTGCTATCTGGTGCTAAGGCAAGAACAAAATATTTTGCTAAAATAAAGTGGCTCTGGAATATTTGTTCGGGACTCATTCTAGCAAACCAATCATAATTTGTGCGTTTCAATATACTAGCAGCAGGGATCCAAATGCCATACATTTTAGGGTAAAACTCAATATAATCATCACCAAGCAAAGTATCAACAATGACTGCTTCGTCGTCCATTGTCTTTACACCCACATTTGTTCCAGGAATAAGACGTATTTGATTTTTTTTAACCATATTATTCGCCCATTTGTCATAATTTCCAAGGAACTCCGATTGCGCTGTATAATCCTGTGATATGAGTCGTTGCATAAATTCAACATATTCATTCATTTGCTCATTCTTTTTACTAGCGCCCATAAAATTGGTATCCGGATAAAATAAATTGTTAGTTGCGCTTATATTTGTACTAACATTTTCACAGACAAACATTGAATTTCCTTTAGTACCTTTCTCATACAAATCAATTAGATCTTTGAAGCATAGAAACGAAATGGGTGTAACCATCCCACCATAATTATAAATAAGCTTGCCAATTGCTAATTGCCTGACATAACACAATAAAGGATCAGAAATTTTACTTAAATCAATACTCCAGCCAGGTATCAATTTCGCAAACGAATTGTCGTCTATGATACAAATAGTGAAAGAATCGTCGCAACATTGAATAATACTGCGGACGCACAAATTAAGATAAGGCTGATTCAAATCATATGAACTACGAGACCCAAAACTGAGCCAATCACGTGAATTGTATTCATAAGGCGTATGAATCCACATAATTGGTTTCTTACTCTTGGCTAAAGATGAATCCTTTAATAAGTATTTCTTTATTTCCGTATAATTATCATATTTTGCGTTTTTTGCCTGCTTTTCTAGATATCTCCGATAAAGTATTCCCATTGTTATAAGAATAAAAATAGCAATTATGTATCCAGTTGTTAACATTATATATTATATATATTTTATATAATTTATATTTTTCATTTTATGATTTTGAGTTTATGATTTATTTGTTGTAGCCAGCTTTAAATGCTTGGTATCCGTGTTTCGCAATGAACTCCATATTTCGCATTGTACATCCGTAAGATGCGCCAGAATGTCCATCATTCACCGGGTCCTTGTGCATCTCTTCACTCAGTTTGTCTAGTTCTGGGACATTTCGTGCGAACATAAACCCGCGCCCCTCTTCAGGTTCATATTTTTGAAGCCAGTTCCACAGTTCGCAACGACTAATCGCCTGGTGAGCACTCTTAAAGTAACGTCGGCTCCAATCATCAGCAAATTCAAAGCCGCCATTGCCAGCACATTCATCTATTCCAAAATAGTCATTTATGACAGGATTTGTCGTCACAGTAGTAGTCATTATTTTTTAATAAATGTAATATTGTCTTGTCTTTAAGTAGGTTTACAATATATTATATTTGAGAGGCTTAAAGCACAAATTGCTTTAAAGTAGCTGTTTAATATCACTCCAAAATGACCTCTGTTGTGCCTTTGCTTTCTCGGCCTGCTTCGCATATTTATAAGCCATTGCCGCCGATTCCTGATCCAAACTGTTCTTGTTTTGTAGCAATATGCGCTCCGACTCTGCTTTTGTTAACGGACTAACATCCACACGATCCCGCTGCGACTTGTATTCATTCACATTTTTGTATTTGGGTATTTGTTCATAGTCATCTTGCGTTACAGGAATGATTGTCTCAATATGTGCCTGACGTAAATCAGTATAACCTAAACCCGATAAAGAACCACTAAAGTTATCGCCTTGTCCGCCAAGCAGTGAACCGCCGCCGCTAAAAGACGCATACGTATCATTTATACCCGTATATGTAGTTAGCGCCTGAATTTGCTTCTTTTGTTTTTCAAAGGCCTCATTCATATTGTTTTGCGTTACATTTTCGTGCTGTTCATATAATCCTTCATCTGACTTTAACCAGTCTCCATAACCTTTGTTACAATCATCGTCTTCCAATTTGTGCTTTTCAAACTTCTCATTAAACCAACTATTGAAATTCTTTGGATCTTTTAGTTCTTTCTTGGTCTCAAACATATTGTTTAATATAGATACATTGCTGTCATTGTAAAAATCAGCTTTAAGACTTTCCTCTGTCTTCTTTTCTGATTTGTTTTGAAACTCGTAAATGTTAAATATACATTTGTATGCTTTGGAAAAAAATAGGAAATATTTGGGATCCAGATGGGATTTGTCGGGATGCATTTTGTAGACAATTTGTTTAGCAGTTTTCAAACTTGTTTCATTCAAAATGCCACCAGAAATGTTAAACAAATTATATATATCTTCTAGCGAATAATTGTCTATATTTAGGTCTAGGTTACTTAATGTAGTTTGATGAAAATTTACTGGTGTCTGAACATTTGACTTTTTTGTAGCTATATCTATTGGTTTTTGTCTATAATTTTGATTAGTATTTGAATTAACTGGCGTCTCGTGGATTTTAATTCCAGCTTTTGGACAACCAGTTGGAGTTTTTGTTTTATTATTTGTATAATTCATTTTATATAAGATTATTATACAAAATAAATAAATTAGCTTTAACTTAATGTATTGTTAAAATAGTTATTCTATTGATTTAACAACGGTATCTATCGCTTTAACAACGGTATCTATCGCTTTAACAACGGTATCTATCGCTTTAACAACTGTGTCCGTGGCAATGTCCATCATCCAAATAGATCTTATAAACGACTGGCATCGGAATTGGATATACAGGCTCCAAATTTCGCGGCTCTTTTGCGGTATTTTCAAAGACAAATTCCCGTACTCTTTTAAGACTAGAAATCGGCACCTGGATGTATTTTTCCGACTTATCTGAACAGCACGAACATTTTTTTGCGTTATTATTATCTACTGGATTATTTTTTTTATCATTATCTTTTTTATCCTTATTCAAATGATTAGTAATATAGAGTCCTTTGATGTCGTTACAGTCAAAATGATGCGAAATACGATTATATAGATCTAACATCGTCTCATCTTTGTACATAAAAATAAATGTGCTATACCCGCAAAACTTGCTGATTTCAAATATATACATTCGCCCGGGGGTCTCAATAATATATTCATTTAACTTCTTATGAAAACCATTATCTTGGTTCATTATATCGTGTATTACTTACAAAAAAGTGTTTAAATCTTTTCAATATATTAATTAAAATAATAAAATATTGTTATTTAATAATATGAATACAAAAAGCACATTTTATAATACATTAGTTTTATCGGTTATTGTTCAGATTGTAACTGGAATAATAGAGTTAGGAACACTTTTTATACCAGTTAAAATCCCTTTGCTGAAACAGTTATTGGTTTTAGAGGTAACTGTTCAAGCAATAGAAAGTTTTTTCTATATTTGGCTATTTATTAATTTTAATCAGGTGACAAATGTGACACCAAAACGTTACATAGATTGGGCAATAACTACCCCAACAATGTTAATAGAGTTGATTTTATATTTAATTTATTTAAAAAATAAAGATAGTGGTTCAGACGTAACAAAATTAAATTTCTTCAATTTATTATTAGAAAATTCCAGCAATATATCATATGTAATATTTTTAGATTGGTTAATGTTAATATTTGGCTACTTAGGAGAAATAAATATAATTGACACATTAACTGGCGTTTTATTAGGATTTGTGCCTTTCTTGATCTATTATTACATAATTTATGTAAATTATGCGAGTAAAAGCAAATCAGGATGGAAATTATTTTGGTATTTCTTTTCATTTTGGTCGCTCTATGGAATAGTGGCAGTTTTGCCTTATTATATAAAAAATGCCTTGTATAACATATTAGATTTGTTTGCTAAGAACTTTTTCGGTTTATTTTTAAGTTATATAATATTATCAAAGAATTATTAATTAAATTTATACAAAACAAAATACAAATTTTATATTCTCTTAAGTGTTTCCTTCTTCACTAGAGATATCGCTTTGACTTTCACTTCTTTATCTTTTTTTTATCATTTCTTTGAAACTGCGATACGACATGTCATCGTCTTCTATAACGTCAGTGTGTAAAACTTCTTCACTAACAACTTCAGTATTTTCATTTGACACTTCATCTTCAACTGAAGGATCTGCTGGTCCCACGGATAACCAACACTCGGGGCATATAATATCATTTTCCATTTCCAATTCAACTTTTTCACAAAGCCGACATACATTTCCTTGAAGCGGCTCTTCTACCTCAATATCAACTTCAATGAGTTCGTCGTCTATATAGACTATAACAGTTCTGGTTACAAGCGGCATTCTTATCTTAATTATTAATTATAAACAATAGTAATCTTAAAATTATTGGGTTTGAAATATTTTATACTAACAAATTTACAAGAAAAAATCATTTCAATTTTTTTCAATTACTTAAAATATACAAAATATACAAAATATACAAAATACAAAATATACAGAATACTACATAAATACTACATAAATTTAAAACACTTTTATAATATATACACCCTCCCTACATAAATATGCCCATTTTTTAATCAATCTGTCTCTCAAATTCAGCCTTTTCGGCCGCCGCGAATGCCGCCTGTCTTTCTATTTCTAAATCTGCTTCCTGTTTTAAAAATTGCTTTTTCAGAAACCCCGGCGTCAAACGGTGTGGTTTATACGTGTCAATAGCACTTAGAATCAGAAAGTCGTTAATTAATAACCCATTGCTCTGTAAATACGTGAACAACTCATAATCATCTTTAGAAATGACTTTTTCCGGTATATAACGACATCCAGGTCTGAAACCAACAATTTTATTCAGCATTGTTTTACCACATAAACGATCCTCCGGTTTTGTAAAATATCCATCAACCATTTGAAATATTTCTACATTATACACCTCTTTTATACAATGTTCCAATAATTCCTCGCCATTTATACCCAAAGCACAAAGATCTATACCACTCTTTTGTAACAAGAATTCAAGATTGTCCTTATTTTCCAATGTTTTCAAAACAAATTTTTTCAACGAGTTTGGGTTCTCTATTGCCACTTTCAAGAAATGGTTGTACATTTTTGGTAGACCTTTTTCGGCTGCGATATCAAGTGTTCTTTTTGAGAATTTAACATTATACGAAATAAACAAATCAAACATTTCTTGGTTATTTTCCTTTATAGCTTGATCAATACAATCATTTGCTACAGCAACACCGACCTCAAGACCACGTCTTGTAATCTCAATGTGATTACAAACGGCGCCATAAAACGGCAATGTATAGTCTGGCCAACGACCACTATCAACCTTGTGTAGTCCATCTCGCTTTAACAAATAGTCAAACAACTCTACGAAGTTTCCTTGAAAACAACGAACTGGTAGAATATTATTTGTTTCCATAAATAGCGCTCTAACTTGGTTGCCAAAATGCGAGAAGTCTTTGACTGGTAGCGGCAGTTCTGACGAATTGGGATCGTTCAACCAGAAATTATACATACTTTCAAGGATTTGAATTTGAGTTTTTGACGTGAATCCAAACATATGATCTGCTTCAGTAAGCCTTTGAAAGTCTTCTGCTGAAGAAATCTTAAGAGTCATTGGTATCTTACTTTTTAGAAATGGGAATATTGTTTCGCAAGGACACATATCCATTGTCATAATGAATAGACTTGAATCAGTAATAAACTCGGGTAACGAACCAATAGGAAAATCGTAGAACTCGTCGTCTTCTAAAAATGAAGTCATTGTTATTTTAATTAGCTTTGTTTTAATACCTTTTTCAAATTTGATTTGTTTATCTGAACTTAATTTAATAACTTAATTCTTATTGTAAAATAGCAATTCAATTTTTTTTGAACTTTTGATTTAATGATTTCATTTTTATCATTTCATTTTTATCATTTCATTTTTATCATTTCATTTTTATCATTTCATTTTTATCGGTGAAAAAAGGCCTAAGCCTTTTAATTTTATTTATTTTGTTTTTTTATTTTTTGATTTTATTTATATAGTTTTTTGATTTTATTTATTTTGTTTTTTATAATAATAATAATAATGATAATGATAATGATAATGATAATGATAATGATAATGATAATGATAATAATAATAATAATATA